AAAATCTTCTGTCAGCTCATATTTTTTCATTGATTTTTTCTCCTTTCCGGGTTAAGCATATAGTTTCTTAACTCAGTTCTCTATTTCTTCCTTTAACTTGAAATACAAGGTAAACAATAAAGAGGAGTTAGTTAGTTTTTTAACGCCAAAGTACTTCTTAAAATTTTCGCTTTCTTTATCAATCTTTGAAAAAGCGTGCCTTATTGCTCTTTCAACTTTAGTTGGGGTTGATTCATTTCTCTTACTAACTTCCTCATACAAAAGGCAAGTCGGTATAGCTTTCTCCTCTGAGATAATTTCTATAGCATCACAAATATAATTAAAACCATTTAAATTAGGCGTGATATTTAAATCAAGTAATACATTCCCCACTTTTTCTTTCATTTGACAAATCCTTTCTCCTATCCTATAATAGGCATGGTAATAGCTGACTTATTTAGCAGTTACTAAGCACCCTTAGCACCGTTCATGATTCGCAGTTGTGGCGGTGCTTTTTTCATTCTCAAAATCCACTACTTTGCCATTACTGACTATAGTATTTTTGCCTTTATATATGTACATATAGATACAATCGCCGAGTGTACATTTATCAAACTTATTTGAGTCTAAATCCATAATCAATATCATCTCCTAAACTTATCAATAATTTTCAGTTTTCCTGTTTCCCTGTTTATTATTTTTAGATGGAAGTCCATTTCCTCAACCAGCCCCCAATGTTTAGGAAAGAGGCCGTGTGAAGAAACGGCCTCCTTCTGTCTCCTCGTAAGCTTTTTAGGCCGCTTCATCTCCTTCGCCCTCTCCAAGCATTACATACACCAAAAGCTACGATAACCGCTATCTCAGCTATTATAGCTGAGGCCACTCCACACCAAAATTCAGGTATATACATATTCATTCACTCCTTTGCAGTAGATATTTTCTCCATCTTTCCATAGTCTCTGAAAGCACGCAAACCAGCATAAACACAAGATTTTTCATTTCAAGCTAGTAATGAAATCTGCTAAAATAGCGTCCGATTGGTGACCAATTTCCAAAACTGCCTTGTGAGTGGTTGCTGGAGGATATGCGGGTTTATGTACTACGCCAAGTGATTTTCGGGCTACTTTCGTGGCTTTCTGCTTATCTTTACCTTTCCTATGTCCTATATTAGCCACCTGTGATATGCAAGCTATGGTAATAATGAGATGATAATTGCCCCATAACTATTTCTGCGCCGCAGATGCTTTAATCAGCTGAGCCTGTCTCATCGTCAGTCACTATTCTTTTGTAAAAAGGTTTAAACACTTCGGGCAGTTCTGGTAAAACACCGTTCGCGTCAATGGCAATATCGGTTGCCAGCAGTTCCAATTTCAAGACTGGAGTTTTACCGTCAACTGCAATCTCGTAACTGACCTTTCTTACTCCCTTAACCTCTTTTCCATCAACAAACACTTTTCCGAAAATACCTTCTGATTTTATTTCTATATGCGCCATTACAATTTCCTCCTTTTATGCGGTACGGTTTTCTGACTGACATTCTGTAAACAGATAATAGGCGTTGTATCCTTTTCTGTAATTTCTTTTTTTACCATAATTACCCCTCCTATAAATTAGTCATTGACTTCAATGAATACTTAATCGAATACTTTTTAAATACCTCAAATTCATAAGTCACCTATCAAGAAACTTTGTTGGCAAAAAAAATAGGTGTTGGATTTTCGATGCCTAAAATTTTGATAAGCTCATACATTTCATCTGAATCAAATTTCCTTTTTTTCATTCTGTCATACCAAACTTTTTTTGAAATTCCTAACCTTTTTGCTACTTCCTTTTGTGTCATATTTCTTTCCACGATTAAAGCTTTAAGTTTTAAAATATCTATCATTATTTTCCCTCCTTGTTAGTCACTTGTTATGCAACTTCAATATACCACCATTTTAGTCACATGTCAAGTAACTTATCAAACTTTTTCTGTTGCATTTTGCGTGAAATATGATACAATGTAAATAAAGAAGAAAGGAAAGGAGGGGTGAAAGTGCTTCTAAGTGAAAATATAAAAAGGTTAAGATATGCAAAAGGAATGACGTTAGAAGAAGTGGGGAAAAGAATATCTGTAAGCAAACAAACAATTCAACGTTACGAAAGCGGTCAAATCCCAAATATCCCTTATGATAAAGTAATAGCGTTAGCAGAAGTTTTTGATTGTTCACCATCAGAATTAATGGGATGGGATAATGGCTTGAACAAAACAAACGCTGGATTATGTGCAAATGTATTTACAGACACATTATTATCAGAACATGTTGAGAAATTAAAAAAATTAAGTAAGGAGCATAAACAGACTATATACGATAATATAGATTTTTGGTTTGAAAAAGAGGGGCATTAAATATAACTCATATAATAATATGTGCGACATAGTATTCTCACTATGTCGTTTTACTTTTCATTTAAAAAAAACGAAAACAACACATATCTTTTAAAATATTGTTGCTTTCGTTATAATCAATTTAGAAATAATTAATTTAATTGTTTAGCATACTTTCAAAATTCACTTAATACCCCATTCTTTTTCAAGCGCAATAATAAAATCATAAATAAATTTTGATATTTTATTATCCCTAAGGTATGTGAGTTCTTCATTAACAAGTTCTTTATAATCTTTCATGCAAGTCCTCCTAACTTTTTATAGAATGGCTTATATGTAATAACTCCTTTCACCCTATTTATACAAACATATATTCTCAAAAGCCACTCCCCCATTTTGTCAAATTCTCCTTTTTTAATTGTGACAATTAAATTATAATTATATTTGACAAAAAATGACAGTCTTTTTATTCTATTACATTTATAGTAAAAATGGCGAATTGCGCCTAAAATTTGTAATAAACAATTCTAATCATGGATATTGATTTATGTCAACTTCTTTTCCCGTTCTGTACGCCAAGTCTATAAGCGTCATTAATAGCCTTCACAGTGTACGCATGTCCTTGCATAGCATACTGTGTCAGCAACATCCATTCGTATAACGGTATTACACGTTCCCTTTCAACAGGTTCAAGACCAGCTGAAAATACCTTATATTCTTCTTCTAATTCTTTCAGTTCATAGTTATCTAATTTTTTCTTACACATAATCAAGGCCCCCTTTAACTGAATTAAGCAATCCCATATTTAATAGCCATTTCCTTAACTATAGCCATGTAGCCTTCAATTAACTTCTTATCCTCAGAAATTATATCAACATAAGTTAGCTTTTCTCTGGCAGTCTTGCTTATTCCTTCCTCAGCCATTCTTCTCCGTTTATATAAGAGCCTCTTTCTAAGGCTGACTCCTAATCTGCGCTCAAGCAATTCATAACTTTCATTCCTTACTTTACCGAATGCCTGATTGCCACCCAAGTGAGCGCCTATCTTGCTAATAATTTTACTGGTATCATCACGCCATGTTTTTGTATTAATAGCTACTACTTCTCTAATACTCTCAATCCGGTCTTTTACCTCTGCCAATTCTCTAGCCTGTTTTTTCTGCTCCAGCTCATGTCTTACCATATTTTCAACCAAAGCGCTTAGAGCTTGCATTTGTGGGGATAGGTCCACTAACTGTACCGGATTATTTTTATACCGTTTCTCAACATCTATAAAATACTTCCTTACCTGCTTTCCTTTTTCGTTTCTCTCAAGCATAGCCATTTCTTTTGCTGTATCAAGCTTAATTATATAATCAATTCGGTATTTTTTACCTGATAGCTGCTCCACAGAATTATGGAACAGGTCATAATCCTTGTTTTCTTCTGCATCACATTCATTTAATCTTTTTTTTACCCATGTTGAAAAGTCCTGACCACTTTTCAATACTTGATGTAATTCTCTACCATTTACAACTTGAATGCCTTCATCTGTTTCGTAAACAGGAACCAATTCATTTTCTATAACTGTTAAAGACATAAAAAAACCTCCATTCAGTGTTTGACAACTACACCAAAGGAGGATATAATTAAATATATCAACCGCCTTTGGTGTGTTGGTGTGCTTTAAGAATGACTGGAACCGTCCAAAGTATCAGTCATTCTTATTTTTTATTTCCTCATAGACTTTTCTAATGCCCATTCGGATTATTTCCGCCTTTTTCTTCCCTGTTTTCACACAACAATATTCAAGCATTTCAACATCATTATCAGACATTCTTATTTTTGTATCGTGAATTTTAGGGTCTTTTGATGGCGGTCTGCCATGTGCTGGCGACACTTTATCACCTCCTTTATAATTGGTTGTACATTTATTATAATTGGTTGCACATTTAATGTCAATACATTTTTTTAATTATAGAAAAATAAGGCGAATTTTTCGCCCTATTTAAAACAATAAATTATACATAATATGGATTTGGTTTTAACAATATAAGAATTAAATCAACTATTACGCCAATACCACAAATACCCAAAGTAAAAAGATATAGCACACCCATTAAAATTTTACCTTCATAAAATTTATGCGCTCCAAAAACACCTAAAATTAAACAAAGAACGAAAGATACCCATTTATTCTTAGCATTTCTACCCAAAACAACTGTTTGATTAGTTACATAAGAATTGTTTACCATACTATTTACAGGTGATACTATTTTAGGTTCAGTTTGATTTTGATAAGTATTTTGGGTTCCTGTACTCACATTAAATTCTTTTCCGCAATATGTACATATACCGTTTTCTACTGGCGCTCCACATAAATTACATTTCAATGTTAACACCCCTTCTATAATCCAAGCAATTTTTTCTTCAACTCATCAAATTCTTCTTTAGTTATAATGCCCTCATCAAATAAAGACTTATATTCTCGTAATTTTTCAATATCCTCTTTTTTATCTTGCATCATACTGTCATTAATATTATTTGCTATATGGCTACCAAAAGCGAATCCAGCTCCTAGGCCTGCCAAACCTCCCTTTTGTTTAGAAGCATCTCTCATGGCTCTTGCCGTTTGATATTGCATAAAAGTATTCATATCCTTTGATGCCATACTTATTCCTGACTGTTCATCAATTAATTTTTCTACCTCATCAGGCAAAGAAATATTTTCAATGGTTAACTCTGGTATTTCAATTCCCAACTTAGAAACCTTACTATTTACATATTCACAAATAATTTTAGATAAATTCCGGTAATTTGAAACTAAGTCCAAAATTGGTATTTTGCTTTCTCCTATTGACACAGCAACAGATTCAGAAACAAAAGAATCAAGAAATTGTAATATATCGTATGTCATATTCATTTTCCTAGCACCAAAAATTTCATTCATAAATATCTGAACATCACTTATCTTAAATGAGTAGACACCAAAAGAAGTTATACGAACCATATTAAAATCCCTATCTCTCATGATAATAGGATTCTTTGTTTTCCATTTATTGCTTATAAACTGAGTTGTATTTATAAAATATAAATCCGATTTAATTGGAGAATTAAATAAATTTGTAAATGCCCTTAAAGATGATAATATAGGTAAGTTCTGAGTATTAAGGGTGTAATTGCCCGGCTGAAAAATATCTGAAATTTGCCCTTTGTACACAAACACAGCAGCCTGCCCGTTTCTTACAATTAATGATGAACCTTGTTTAATTTCATTTCCATATCTATGATATTTATAAACCAATAATTTATCATTTTCGTCAACGTGGCTTATTACATCTATAAATTGACCTTTTATAAAGTCAGCAATTCCCATAGTATCCCCTCCTAATTATTGATTATTTTATCACAAAATGGAAATCTTGTCGATAAATAAAAGCGGTGAAGTTACCCACCGCTTAAAATTTGGCTATTAAATTAATTTGTTTCCTCTATTGGATATACCTCAGTTAAAAATGCTTCTTTAGTTGAGTTATCAATTATAGTAAAATTTAATTGCAAGTTATCTACACTTTCTCCATTAAGCGCATGATAAAATAGAGCTTCAATATAGATATTTATTTCTGCAATACTGTCTAATGAAGATTCGTATGCTTCTTTATCAACATAGAGCTTGAAGTTTTTATAATTTGCGTCTGCTTCAACTAATTTAATGCTTGGATAATCGCCACTCTCAGAAATATCTTTAAGCGAATCATCAAACGATATTTTAAACGCATTTATCATTTCGTTATATTTACTCTTAGACATTTTATAAGTATATGAACCATCGCCATTCGCTGTAGCTTCAATTCCATCAGCTTTTGCACTGGCAATTATCTCTTGTTCTGAAGAATCCCCCAAAAATGAAGCTGGCATCAGAATTTCTACTGAATCGATATTTTTGTCTACAGTTATTTCCTGTTCCACATCAGCTACAGGCTCAGAATTTTTAGGAATCTCTCCCAAATAAACCGTATTAGAATTTCCATCCCATGTAACCTCTTTGCCTACAGCTTCACCAACAGCTCTGACAGGAAGATATGTTGTTCCATTGTAGATAAATGGTTCAGCACTTGTTGATAAGGTATTCCCATCAACAACAATCTTAATGTTGTTATACGTAACAGGTATATTTTGTGTACCTGTAGCTGCAAAAGCTGTACTGTTAGCAAACGCCATTGAAGCCAGTAAGCCTAATACTATAAATCTTCTTTTCATAACAAAACCCCCTTAAATATTATAAAAACATTCTACATCAAACGACACATTCTGGCAGGGGGGGGGATTTTGTACAATAATTATTCGTAAAATGGGCAAAAAAATAAGGCCGGATAAAATCCGACCTTGATTCTAATAGGTAAAACAGTACTTGCCAAACGTTTTGTTGAGGCTAACAAAACCATTTCCCTGATATTAAGAGTATATTTAATGAATAAACAAAAAAAGGGCCAGAAAATTATTCCGGCCCATGCGCATTTAAGTTACAGTCAAACTATAAATTATTTAATTATTATAAAGCCCCGCCCTATCGTTAATAACAAGCAGCTTAAGCATTGAATATGTAAGCTCCAGCTCTCCTTTGTCATTCCCCTTTAAATACCCCTTGTCAAGAAGCTTCTGTACCGTTGGCCTTGCCCATTCAGGCACTTCAACAGTCCAATTGTAAACCTTCTCCACTGGTTCCTCAACTCCCTTCCATGTCTCTTTGAATTTTTCCGGCGTTCCATATTGTTTTTTAAGTCTTACTGTTGTACTTCCCCAATACGGAAGCTGGAAATGAGGCTTGTCAACAGGACTTATCCAATCCCCGCCCCACTCAAGGCCGAGCTTTCTTCCAATCTCCCCAACCCTTGAGAAAAATCCGTCAGAATCGTTATAAGCTCCTTTACCGTCGTTTCTGTAAATATCAAAGGCTGTTCCCCACTGGTGATGTGAGCTGTAGGAGCTTCCTTTGGCGTATGTAACTATATTCCCCGGTGATGTTCTGCCCTTGGCATACAAAGCGTCCTGCTCCTCTACAGTCCGGTAACATTCGCCAATTCCTATTATCAATCCCTGCCCCTTGCAGGCCGAAACAAGCTTTTCCGCCTTCTCCTGAAGCTCCGGGTGGCACATTGTTATATCTCTCATTCGTTCACCTTATTTCTTTGGTTTTTCATACATCAACGCTTGCTGACTGTCATTTATTCCAGCTGTTGTAGGGTCGTTAAGATACCCTATTACTGCTACCACTGTACAACCTATCAAAAACGGATTCTCGGCAAGTGCCCTTACTTTTTCAAAAAGTATCGTCCATGATGTAAACATCTCCGGTTCAGCCCCGACAGCAGTCAATATAACAGCCGCCAATCCTATCCAGAAATAAGGATTTTTCAATCGTACTTTCCAGTTGATTTTCATAGTTTTTCATCTCCTTTATAAAATAAAAAGAACCCTTAAAAGAGTCCTTATTTTAAATACTATTTAATTTCGGAGTAGCAATAATCATTCTTCTTTCCTCAGCAGTTATCCTGTTTTTGTCAACTGCCTTGTTCAAATAGTCCTCATCAATTCTTCCCATTATCCACATGTTTAATATAAACTCATACATATGTCATTCCTCCTTACAATATCAGCATTTCCATAACAGCGTCCTCTAATGCCTCAAGCCTTTCCGCCTGTGTCGGCTCAGGCTTTGGAAGAGATGCTATCTCAGTCTCTATTTCTTCAGCGGTCTTTTCAGAAACTACGCCGCCAGTGTATTTGTATCTGTATATGCCTTCCCCGGTCATAATCGGCTTGTCAAAATAGTTTCCCTGCGCGTGGGCGTATCCGTCTCCTGTGCCCTCGTCTATTTCTGTCCAGTCAGTTGTATCATCTAAAAATATACTGCTGTTTACGCTTGTTATATTGCCGTTATCATCGGTCTTTATATATACTTTTATTCTGTTTTCCTCGTTCATTCAATTACCCCCGTTAGTATAATTCAGCGTCAGCCTCAAACGCCAATGTATACCATGTTCCTGCTACAAAATCCCCGGCATCAGTTACTATGTTGAATATAGCGTTTATACCGCGGTTGTTCATCTGGGCAATATACGTTTGTACATGCAATACAGTTCCATCGACGTTACTCCTCATAACTATATTTTTAATTGTTGGTGTAACCCGCATTTCGCACGGGAACAATACACATCCATTGAGTGTGTTGGCATAAACAGCCTGATAAATAGCCTGCATTGAATACGGCGAAAATTGGGGGTTGCTTTCTTTGAAATAATACCTCTGGCACAGCGCTAATTCCTCACCGTATGGCCTAGGGATAAAAGGCGTTGCTACTGAACCTAATTCCAGTTTTATCCATTCCACTGTTATATCTTCAGTTGTTATAATTTCAGCCACAAAAAGGTTTGTACTTTTCGCATATGTGCATCTGGCATAAACGCCGTCTGTGTTTTGGGCGACACAAAAATACTGGTCACTGGTTTTATCACCTACCACACCGGTTCCGGTAAATACTCCCCTGTTATTTTTCCAGCTTAGCGCTAACTCTGTTCCCTGTGCAAAATCCATTTCCAACGGCTGTAAAAGCTGTACATACCCTCCCTGTATCGTGTTTATAATTTCCATTCCGTTATCCGTTATATTAACAGTGCCGCCCGTAAAATCTCTCCACCTGTCTATTATATATTCTGAATACGGGTTGACATAAGACGTTTTACCACGTTGGTTTACCGGATTTTTAAAATTTGTGTTAATTAACAGATTCGGATTGCTGAAGGTATTTGTTGACCAGTCCTTTATTTCTGTAGTTTTACTATCCGTATAAGTAGCTGCTTCCGCTATCGCCTCTGCTTTTTTGCTGTCTGTATAAGCATTCGCCTTTGGTAAAGTCTTTTGTTCTACAAAATTGGATAAATCCGTTGCCTTAATATTATAGTTATCAATTGTATCGTCCACCACAAATAGAGTATCGTCAGTTATTGCCGTAGTATTTGGCAGTTCCGATATATAAATTCCTGATGTATCAGCCATTGTCGTTCACCTCTTTTATCATGAACATAATGTTGGAAATTACATCTGCTGTTAGGCTTGATTTATAAACTTCCTCCGGCTCAATTTGCATAATATCAACATCATGCTCAATAACATTGTAATCCTTAATTTCTTCCTGATACTTTTTGAAATTAGGGCTGTCTACACGCAACTCAATGCTGTTATTTGACTGTTCGCCGTATTCTGTGATAAGTTTATTCTTGATGTCTGTATACTCGCTTAGAGAGTCTTTTAATGCCCTTATATTGCGTGCAATCGCATACCCAAATTTACCGGATACCTTGCTTGATATGATATTTAAGATAGATAGGTAAAAATCAGCTGCTTCATTGTTTAATCTCATTTTTATATCTCCTTACCGTTTATTTTACCTTTTACAGTTAATTCACCAGTTATGACAACATCGCCATCTATAAAAACTTGATGCCCTTTAGCTACATATACTTCAATATCACTTTTTTGTGAAAAATCAATATGAGTTTCCCCATCACCTAGAATCATTTCTCCACCTAGCAATAATGCATCATCTGCTATAATTGCTTGAATATGACCTCTGCTTTGGTAGTTATGACCTGAATCTATTATTAGACCACTTTTTGTATCAGTATCAGTTAAATAAATTCTTCCTGAAGCATTTGAGGAAATTATTTGTAATGTTTCTGTATTCCTATAAAATACTTTAAAATTTCCTGTTTTATCTATAGACATATATTGTCCATTAACAATATCTCCTGCTTTAAATGCTCCTGAGATGTTTGCATTAGAACAGCTAAGTGTACCATCAGCTGTAAGATTAAAGTTAGTTGTATTAATAACCAATCTATTACCAGCAATAGTAATTTGGTTTTTCTCAACACTTAGCTGTGAGGATACGGTGCCTATATCAACTTTATTTACTAAATTCTGACTTACCTCTCCAACCTCAATCGTAATTTTATCCGCTTGTTGTTTTATCTCAGAATATTGTGTTGTCAAATTATCAACTGAGCCTGTAAGATTACTCATTTTCACTGAAAATTCCTCAACATTTTTAGTTATCTTAAGGGTTTTTCCTTTAAGCTGATTAATCTCCGCATTTACATCGTCTACTACCTCATCACGGTACTCATCACCTTCAGCTTCTAATGTCTGGTGGAATAGCTGGACAAAATCAAGGGAGTTTCTTAGAATATAACTTGTTATGTTAGTTCCATCTCTTTTTGTTGTTAGAGTTAATATATTTCCGACTGTTATATAGGGTTCTGAATAAATAGGCTGTATAGAAAGTGGCCTGTATTCTATATCTTTTACAGCATTTAATACATTAGTTGCAATAGTGTTTAAATCCTCAGCGCCTTTGCCCCAGACAAGGAAATTGCCCTGAATAATATAAGGGTTATCGCCTGTACCAACGATAGCCCCTATATCTCCTTCTTCACTATTAACTTGTATTTTATCAATCTTCTTTACTGTGTATGACTCAAAGGTACTGTCATTAGAGCGGTAATTATCAGATAAGTCAAAGCTTTCATTATCGGCTTTTAAATATATGTACTTAAATACTCCATTCCGGTCTATATGACCGAAACAGGCATTTATCTGACATATAGCCTTTATAACATCTGAAAACTTTAATGTTGTTGTTGAAAGATTCTCCTCAAGAATAATATCATCATTAATGAGTGTTGTTTCTTCTTGGTCCATACCAATGAAATTAAACAAACTGTTTCTAAATTGTTTTAATGTATGTGTTCCTGTTCCGGCAAAAAAATTTGTATACCAGTCAGCACAATTCCTATCACTGTTAAAATACAGTTCATCATAAGCTGTGATAACCCTATGCACCCTGTCAGTTTGAAGCACAGCCGAATCTACGCGCCCATAAAACAGGGGGATTATATAATCAGCGTGCCGCCCAAGCAGTATATTTTCGCCAGCATGAGTTATTATCCTGTTTCCTTTATGGTCAATCAGTATCTTTGATTTACTCTTATCAAACGCTATTCTCTGATAAACATATATCATTGTGTTTGATATATCCGGCAAACCTGATATTTTGGCCTCAAACTTACTTGCGTTGCATTCACCAAACTCTATGTTTTCACTGGCACATAATATTTCTTCAAGCTTAAGACTGCCGCTGTAAAATCCATCTGTAATATCAGCATGTTCACCATTGGGGAAATGTATAATCGTCTGACGACCAGCATTACCACTAAGCAATAAATTTTTTAATCCAGTTTCCATGACATTCACCTTTAAACTTATATAGAAAAGCGCCCTCCCGGACGCTTTTTTTACTCTGCCATTTTTTTCATTCGTTTTACTAAGGAATTTATTTATACTGTTGGCCTTTTTCTGTTACTTTAGTTGTTTAATTAATAGTGGTATTGCCGTGGCTATTAGTTGTTGCAGTTTCTTTTATCTCAAACAATCCCAATTCCATACTTTTTTATGTTGGAGCATTATATTAATTAAATTACCACTCAATTTTTTGCATATAATCATTAAGATTGAAATGGCAAGATTATACTACTATAAATAAATTAGTATTGAATATTATATCTTGCCTCTTTATATGTAGTTATGTTTCCCATTTCCTCATTATTATCATATTGAACAACAGAAATTATATGTTCACCCTCTTTTAAAAATTCGCCCTCTAAACTTATAGTCGACTGCGAATCTCCAAACTGGTCTTTTTCTATTAAAACACTATCAATATAAACATAAGAAAAAGACTCCATATTGAAATTACTTGTATTAACTCCTATTTGTTCTAATACTGTGTCTGACTGCACTAAAACAGTTGGTATATTTCCTTCTTCTGATGTTCCTCCGGGAGTTGAAATATACATTATTCCGTCTCCACTATCTGTACCCAAAGGAAGTTCAACACTAATTGTTTGTTCATCTTCAGATAATTTTTGTTTGTCAGAAGATATTGAAGCTTGTATGCTATTGCTTTGATTATTATTTTCTAAACTATTACCACATGCAGACAATATTAATGATGTTGAAATTATAATAAAAATAAATCTTTTCAAATTTACCCCTCCATAAATAAAAATATTATGGCATTATTTTACATTAAACTTTATAAATTAACAAGTAAAAAAAGGCAATATTTTTTAATTAACCTTTAAATAAATTCCCCTGCCGCTTTCCAGATTTCTTTTGCCTTTGCCATGAACCTATTTTCAGCAAGATATTCTAACCCTTCTATGGTAATCTCCAACTTTATTGGCTTATAATGTGACGAAAATTTCTTCCAACGCTTTTGCCACTAGTGGACCTTTAATATATCCTTTGTCTTGCATAATAATTAAAAGCTGCTCCCATTTCACAAATTGAATTTTTATGGTGCTGGAGGAAATGGATTGAGCGGAAAATTTTTCATTTCCCATATTTTTCCTCTATTCTCGTAAAATTTTATACATTTCCTTAAAATTATCCATAAATTACTTCCTATTCTTATTAAATATAATTAATACTCAATAAGTGTAAGTTTGAATGAGTTATATAGAATGGAATTGTTTCTAACCAGATAGATAGAAAACTGAGTGTCAGGTATATAAAACAAACCTATTTTATAATCATTTACCTCATCATTCCAATATGTAACTTTATATTTCCTTTGAAGTTCGTCCTCAAGCCCATAATTAAGATAATTTTGAAATTCTATCTTTTGTTCAAGATACATTGGAGGCGTATTAGCCTCAATTTTTGTCTTAAGGCCTTCTGATGTTACTCTGTGAAGGTTTTGTGTATAATCATCTCGATAAGCTTCAAGCTCTGTTCTCTGATATGGTGTGCATGAATAGCTATTAAATTTTAAAAACCGCATCGGAAGAATTGTATCTCCAAATTTAAGAAGATATCCTTTAAAACCTGTTGCCATAACTCGCTCTCTCCTTAAAAACTAAAACCGGCTTGTCCAGTTTGTTTCTTATAGATTTGTGCTTCTTTTCTTACAGCCTTAAATACATTTCTCCCGTCTATGCTTACTTCTACCGGATTATCATTCAATCTCTCAAGCTCGACCAAAATCCTTTCTAAAAGTATATCTGTATTTTCGGACATGGCTGATTTTGAATCTATCTTTGCCGCCAAGGTATCAATCCAACCAGTATTATGCTCAAGCGGCATAACTGCTTCAGCTCCACGCTCTCCAACACCTATAACAGAAGGAGTATCAAATACACCACCATTTGCATACCAATCAATACCAAAAGACGGTGCAGAAGGTGGATATAAGCTAAAATCTCCTTTTATTTTTATGTGCGGCAATTTTAGTTTAGGTAACGACCAAGTAAAATCGAAAAAACTTTTAATTTTATCAATGGCGTTTTTAACAGCATCTCTTGCACCATTAATTTTATCTTCTATAGAGCTTTTGATATTACCGAATATATCAGCTACATTGTTTTTTGCATCAGTTAATTTATTATAAATGGAATCTTTAATTTCTGTTACGTTGCTGCTTATAAATTCTTTTATGTTGCTCCATTTTTCTAACGTTGTGGATTTAATATCTTCCCATGTATCATAGATATATTCTGAGATTACTTTTACTTTTTCGCTAACTGAAGAATAAATATTGCTCCATGTTTCAGTTGTTAAATCAAAAATATTGCCTAATAAATCACTAAATACAGATATGAAAGAACCCCATATATTAACTATACCCTCTTGTAAACCTTTAATTAAATTCTCGCCTATTTCAGCAAATACTGTTGATGGACTATGTATACCAAATAATTTTTTAACATTACTTACCATTGGTTCTACAACATGTTCTTTTAGCCAGCTTCCAACAGATGAAATTGCATCTTTTATTCCTTTAAACAAGCCTTCAACGATATCTTTACCAATGCCAGCAGTACCTTCAATTAACCCAGAGAAAGCAAGTAATATACCTCCTGCTATTTTTTCAAAACCACTAACTGCTTTATCAAAATCTAAAGTAAAAATACCTGTTAATACATCTAAAACACCACTTATAATCTCTGCTGCCCCGGATAAAACTTTAATTAATCCAGCAAATGCAGTAGATAAAACATCTATAGCAGTGGATAAAACCGAACCGCCTATCGTTACTGCTAAAGTTGCAAATAACGCAACAACAGACTTAATTCCGCTAGATTCATAAAAATCATAAATAGATGATGCTAAATCTTTAACTGATTTTAAAAATGGCTTAACGGCTTCTATAATTTTATTAAAAGCGTTTGTTAAGCTGTCCTTAACATTCTCAAATACTCTTACAATAGAGCCTCTGAATGTTTCAGATGTATTCCATAAATCTATTAAGGCTCCAATAAAAACTAGAATTGCCGCAACTGATGCCTCTATCGGAACAGCTATACCCATTATGCCTTCAATTAAAATAGATAAATTTACGCCTGCCATTCCTATTGCTTCATAAAATACTCCGCCTGACATAAACATGCCTGCGAATGAATTTACTAATCCGCCTATTGTTCCAAAGACACTTCCTATAACAGAAAGTCCTCCTGTTAATGCTCCTAATTTCGTACCTAAAGCCGTAATACCACCAACAATAGAACCTATAATTTTAAATCCGACTAAAGATGTTGCTATTATTCCAAGTGCATATCCTATTTTTTCTGCTGTTTCCGGTTTTATTTTCTTTAATGCACCTGCTAAATCATCAAACCCTTTAGGAACCACAGTATTAATGAAATTAGCTCCAATCCCTAATAAATCCTTAAAAAAATCTAATAATCCTTGACCAACTGATGTAGCAAATGGGGAAAGCGCCTTCCAAAAGTTTGCAAGAGAAATATTTATTTCATCCCAATGAACAGTGTTGATAAACTTTGTCATTGTGTCTATAAATTGAGGCAATCCTTCTCCCATTGTCCATACTGCTACCGGCTTTAAAAAATACTCATAAAAGTCCATCAGTGCGGTCCACGCAAATTGCGTTAATGGGACTAAGGCCGAATAAAAGTCAGACAAAGAATTTTTTAATCTATTCCAATCAATTCCATTTAAAATATCATTCGTGATTTTGAAAAAGCGTGGTAATCCTGATTGGTCACTAAGTGCCCAAAAACCTATCGGCTTTAAAAAATTTTCCCAAAAATCCTTTAATGTGCCCCAAGTAAAATCACCAAGCTTATCCAAGCCTTCTTCTCTGAGCTTTATAATTGATGCCGTTGTAGGTATTGCTGCTATTCTAATTTTGTGAAAGGCATCAACGATTCTATCTGCTATTTCATTAGCGTTGTTCTCCATTTCAGCAAACGCATCATTCCAAGCCTTTTGGTATTCATTTAGAATCTCATCGAGTGCAGCATTAAGCGCTGACATATCGCCTACGCCATCAATTCCACTTCCACCTGCACCACCAGAATCCGTTTTCTCCGGGACAACATTCAACTCATCATAAGCTCTTAAGGATTTTTTCAGCTTATCAGCAGCTTTTGCGGCAGAACCAAGCCCGTCAGCAGTACCTTTGGCCTCATCTGCTATACCGCCCATATCAGCTGCGGCGGAACCAACAGAATTAGTAAATGAGCTTAAATTGATTCCAAAGAGTCCTGCAATCCAAGAAAAGAGCCGTTGTACAGCTATTAAAAGAGCATTTATGTATGGCAATACTCTTGTAATAACAGGTATAAATAAAGAGCCTATAGTACGTGCTAGGCTCTGAAAGTTTGATTCCAATAATCTTAACTGGTTTGCCGGCTGATTAATCGTTGTAGCCAAATCGCCCCATGCATACCGGGTACTATCCAATAAAATTATGGTTCTCAATATAGCTTTATCCTGCTGGTTTAGGGCCGCTATACTTGCGTTTATTCCCAATTCATTTAACTTCTGTTGTAAATTTACATTTCTTATATTTACGCCATACTTATCCCATGTTCTCGACATTCCTACAAGACCAGAAGTCATATCCTGCCATACATTATTAAAATCCAAATTTCTTACGGAGGCAAGGTCTGCTCCTATCATAGTCAAAGCATCTGATAATTTCAGTGCCGTTTCTGACGCTACACCCATTGATGAAGACATCTGTGCGAATGTCGCCTGATATTGCAAGGTTTTTTCCGGGTCTAAACCCAGACTAGGCATGCTGGTTCTTGTTAATTCTCCAGTATTTGAGACCTCGAACCCCGTTAATTTTTGTGTAAGTTCCTTTGCCCGTTCTGAAAATGAATCAATATAAGCTTGTGCAGACTCATATCCTAGGTCTTTCCAATTAGACAAATCAGCATTTTCTGTAACCTGTACAAATGCCTGATTAAAATAGTTAAGAGTCTCAACATAGTCCATAGCGCCTTTAATTGATTTCCCTAAATATCTAACTCCCTCACGAAGCGCAACTAGTTTTATATATAATTTACCAAATGCTGTAGCCAAATTTAATGTTTGTTTTCTAGCACTTTTAGCAAATATATTATAATTTCTCATGCCTCCCGTAAAATTTCCCCATGCAACCCTTCTCATATTTGTTCCTAAATGTTGTACCCCGGTTGCCATATTATTCAATCCATTACCATTGATGCCTCTCATAGTATTGGATACTTGTCTTAATTGGTCAACAAGTCTGTCCAATGCAGCCGATGCATTTTCAGCACTGCTTTGTATTTCTATTTCTAATCTATCTATTGTAGCCAAATCGTCACCTCCTAGAAGGTAAATTTTTTATCCAACAACAAAAAAGAGCCCCCATTTAATGGGCACTCTTTTTTATGGTTGATGTTAATTATTGCTATTTTACTGATTGTTATTGTTGAAAATATACTCTTTTAAGAAAAATGGTGATTTTAATATATGATTGCTTCTACACTTCATTGTAAATCTCCCTCCATAATTAACAAATTTTATTTTTCGTATTCTGGCAGTATGGAGGGAGATACGTTAAATTTACAATTTTAATGAATTATTGTTTCCGGAAGTCCATTGCGTTTTAATTGTTTAATCCAAGCATCTTCATATAAAATCATTTTTTGTATTTCCCTGTTGTCCCTTTCTTCTGGGGTCAGCGAATCATCAATATTTTCATCGTCTAATTCTGATAATGGGTTCTCTGGATATTTACTTTTCCCAAATGTACTTCCTATAGCTGCTCGCATATAAATACCGGTAAGCCATGCATTGTATCTAAGAATTTGAATTGACTCTTTTTTATTTTCTTTATAAGCTTCAATATTATCTCTTATGACTTTTGGTGTCATATGAATAAAGTTATCATATGAGATGCCACACCTTAAAGCAATAGGTAATAAGTCATTTAAGATTGTTTCTCTAAAACTTTTCCTTTCTTCTTGTGGTCTTGTGGTGTTTTCGGCTTCTTCTCTGCTATCTCTTTTGCCTTCTCCCCCAGTTGCACAAGACCTATTTGTTTGAAAAAACCATCTTCACCCATCTGCTCTATTAATATTTGCATAAAGCCATAAAAATTACCGCTTTCATCTTCAGTATGGCCTCTAAAATACTCTTTTATCAAATTTCTTGCATCTGCTTTAGATAATATAGTTTTATCTCCACATTCTCCATGATGCTCCATAAGCCCAGCATAAAACATTGTTAATGTAGTTTGTGGTATATCAACGATTGCAGATAATAGGTCTTTAATATCTGCATTATCAGATGCAGACATTGTATTTAACATTAATTCTGTTACCTGTTCAACGCAATCTTTATATAATGATGCTTCTACAGTAAATTCGATTTTATATTCTTTATCTCCGATTTCCAAGATTTTATACATAAAACAGCCCTTTCTTTTTTATCAAGATATGTACTCATTTATAACTGTCAGCATAATCATCTATGTCTTGCTTTTAAGTAGGCGAAAAAGCAAGACTATTTATTCCCCCACTTTTGCAGCTACTGTAAATGTGCCATCTTTATTATCTGTAACTGTATAATCATCAGTGCATTTTACAGGGGCAGTATTAGGAATAATAGTTACACTCATTCCAAGTATCTCATCAGTACTACCTACATCAGTTGGTGTAGCTGAAACTTGACCCACATAGGCATATTTAGCTACCTCGCCGATGCCCTGAGTACCATATAATTGCATAATATCAACTTTTGCATAACCAATCTCATCAACATTATCAAGATATTCTTTTTCAAGGTTCCCAGTAATTTCTTTTGAATCAGATGATTTAATTCCCATTTCATACGTCTGAGCATCATCTTCAAATGTTGTGGATTCTACAATATTTGGAGCTGATACTGGTGTAGGCATTGATTTTGCTTTAACCAATAGTTGGTATGAGCCAGCAAATGTTCCTTCTTCTGTATGTGGTTTAAAAATTGCTCTTGTTAAATAACTTGTACTAGCCATGTTAATACCTCCTTAAAATTTGCAAAAAAAACAAGAGCTGATATGCTCTTAAATTAAAATTTGTTATAATATATCGTTTGCTCCAATCATTCTTCTAAATCTTGCAGTGGACCTATAAACTTCATCTGTATTCTGAAATTCCGGCATTGATATTACCGTAAAAGCCATGCCCTTCATAATTTCCATAACAGCAGACATTACTTCTTTAGCTTCTCGCTGGCTGGTATTTGTCAAAATATCTATCTGATAAGCTGCCAACACAGCATTTATACTTGTTCCAGCTAAGTCTTGTCCTTGTTCAGAGCCCGGCATCTCATGTATATATACTGTAGGAAACTTTGGCTCTGTATCCGTCCTATTGGAAATAGTAAAATATATATTAGGGTACTTATTTTTTAATTTTGCCGGAAATTTAGCTTTAATCATTGTAAAAATCGTGCTTTCTAAATCAGATACCCATATAGCCATTATCCACTAAACACTTCCTTTGCAGTTTTCACCACTTGCCGCATCAACTCTAACGATGTATTGTACATAAATGGTCTTGAAGGCATTCCTTCTGTAAAATACCATTGACCATCAATTTGATAAAACCAGCCGTATCTTCCATCAACTAACTGATGTATGGTTTTTCCACTTGCGTATTGCCAGCTTACCCCGTCAGGTAATTTTGGATAAGGAGTCTTACTCCCTATCATTCCTGTTCCAAATTCTACAAAAGCGGCATGTGTATTATCAGCCACTACAGCAAATATCGCACCACCCTTTATTGAGCTTTTATATTCACTGTGTACGTTTTCTATCAACTCTCCTGTGAATATTGCGTCAAGGCTGGCAATCTGCACTCTTGCAATCTCTACACCTTTTTGTGCGAGCTTTTCAGCAAGAATACGTGATTTATATTCAAGACTGTTTTTATACTTTTCTATTTCTTTAATAGCGTTTTGAATACTTGATGAGCTTAATGTCATAGTAATCTTATGTTTTGTCATCTAGCAATCTTCTTTCAGGCAATTTAAATAGTTTTGCGGCTACTTGCTTTCCAAATATTTCAGCTTGTTCTTCTGAAAACTCCTCACCATTACACCATTGTAAAAAATGTCTGTATTCATGCGCTAAAGCTTCTATCATTTGGTAATCATCATTTGGCATATCTCCAGCTATATAAATAACAGGAGGATTTTCGTTTGAAATTGATTTAACAAAAGCACCAAATCCAACACCAGTATCAGTTTTGATTGTGTCATAGCCCTCACAAATATGTAAGAACACTTCCTTATTTACAGGATATTCACTATTTAAATACTTTATTGTTTTATCAATTTCTGAATTTAAGATTTTCAGCACAACTTTTTCCCTCCCAAAATAGCCTATTTAGTGATTTTTTTCAGCACATATTTAACAAAATTCAAACTTTCACTAACCTTGACAATGCTGTAGTCTGCTGTTTTGGGATTCACAATAGTTTCATCGGTATCCTTATATCCTACTTCTGAATGATGCCATATAAGGCTAGTTTCCGATATAGGGTAAATATTTTTATCACACAATAATACAGCATTATAATCCGATAGATTTAATCCAAACTCACGTGCCTCAGCTTCTCCACCGCTCATGGCTATATTTGCTTTAAACTCAACCGGCTGCATATATCCTATTTCATATTCGCCTGTTTCTACAGGCACCTTATTCCCATCAATTACTATATAAATTATATTTCCGTCATCATCTGTTTCGTAAACAGGTACTTTACCAATTTGCAAAGCATATTTTAGAGATTGTTTATTTCGATTAAGGGTTATCACTTTTATTCCTCTGCCTCTTTATCAATCCGGTCAATCCTATAGTGCGCCTGTTTTACAGAAGCTTCAACTTTAGTCAAGCGCTCTGTCAAAGACTGAACGTCCTTTTTAGTCGCAGAAATATCATATTTAATATCAGCGACATTCCGGCCAATTTCATCAAGCTTCATATTCATTTTTGTATTTTCTATCACTCTTGCCTCAATGTCTTTTGTGTCAGAACGTTTATTATTCTTTATCACATAAAAGACAGTGAAAGCGGAAAGAGCAATCGGAATTATGCTCATAAGCATTTCAACATTACCCGTCATATGCTAAACCGCCTTTTCTTAAAATATGTTCCGCTGCCCACCACCGCCTAACGCGAAACGCCCTGCAAGCACTCCATTCATCAAAATAAAGCGCCCACGCTCAAACTGCTACAGAACCTTTACATATGGTAATACATCATTAAAAACAGAATTAGAGATATAAGCATTTTCATAGGCTCTGTTTATACCGTTTTCTGAATGTGAAGTTTCTCCCTCTGCACCGGATTTCATGAAAATATCCACCACAGCCATAGCCATAGTGGATAAATGATTCCTCATATCATTTTCAATTTTTTCATTCGCAAAAGAATTAGGAAAATTTCTATGCTGACAATATTTTTCTATTACAAAATCAATAAGCAGTGGAGAAGGTGTCTGCCCTTCCAATTCCGGTATGGCATTAAAATATTCAGTTGATTTTTGAGTCAGTTGCTCATTTATTGTCAGCATGTTTATTCCTCCGTTTTTGGCGGCCTGCCTCGCTTTGGCTGTTGCTTTTTATTAAACTTGTCCTGTCCATTTTCTATTGGTATTTCTTCTCCGGCTTTATAATATTTACCATTATGATTTACTGCATATGGAAACCTCATAAAGCACCTCCATTAAGAGCTTGCCACCTCAATTACATATGTACTGTCCATTCCCTCATAAGATGGCAGTGTTATTTCAGAAGCAGTTGTACTTGTTAAAGCTGGAGGACCATAATCTGTTTTTACGGCAATTGCAATTCCAGTTTTATAAATAGTTACATCAACATTTGCTAATTGACTTGCTGTTCTTTCCTCTGGCGTAGTGCCAAACCAAGTTCTTCCCACCGGTCTTTCAGGCAACAAAGTAGTTTTATTGTCAGAATAGAATTGCTGTTCATTTCCGTTTTCATCAGCAAACATCTTGTCATATATAATAGGTGTCAATTTAGTTTTTCTCTCGATAATTGAAGTTACAGTTTCATCATCAAGAAAAATATTGGCTGTTGGATTCTGTGCAAGAATAGCTGATTTTACTTGTTCATTCTCCAGCAAATATCCCCATGTAGTTGAGGTAAGAATAAAATATCTTGCTGTCTTGCCGAGTTTTTCAAGAGACTTCCTCGCTGTAATTAAATCTGTTATAGGCTTTGAATTTTTGGTGTCTGACCACATAGCTGTTCCTGACAGTTTCATATAATGCTTAGAAGCATATTCGCCCGTTGGGTCATAATCGTAAGCATACTTTACGCCATCTGATTCTATTCCGATGGTTGGATGACCTTCTGTAGTTGCTAATAACTGCATACGCATTCTTTCAGGAACAACTTCAGCGCCATTCACAAGATTATTTGTATCATCATAAATACTGGTTAATGCTCCTGCAAGATATGGGTCATTTACATCATTAATACGGTCTATTTCTTGTGCATCTTCCTCTGTTATAATCATAGACTCACGGAAAAAGGCCATTTGCGTCTTTTCAGTTTTTAAGCCACCTCTTGCTCTAATAACCGGTAATGCGTCAAAATTAGATGGTGCTAAAGAAACCGGCAACCCTTTATGCGTTTTAATCCATTTTAAATCAAGGCCGGCTTTCTTTTCCTCCGGAAACCACTGTAATCCCAAGTAAGGAATCTGATTACTTGCATTTTCTGTAGCTGCCAACGCAATAGAAGCTGAATTTATTACATCACTTACTAACATTCTTCTATTCCTCCTTATTCAAAGATAACCATAGGTAATGCAGTTTTCACACCTTCAGCATATGTAATACCAGAATGTGTTTCTGCAACTGTTGTGTTTATATACGCCTTTTTTAATAATGTTCCCTGCGGCCTATCCTCACTAACATCATGTAAAAGTATTCCCACCACAGTAGCAGTATTATCTACTGTGCCCAGCGCACCAATAGGGGTGCCTGCTTTAACTATTTTTTTACCATAAGCTGTTTCAGTTACACTTGCAAAATCTAACGTCATTGGAATCCCTTCAAATGGTATCCGTTTTAAAATCTGCACATCACCTGTATATGCAGTCTGTTCAAATTGCATATTAGACATTGTTTTTACCTCCATTCGTATAATGCGAAATAATATCTACTTTCTGTTTCTCTCCACAAAAATACTTTTCTACTAATTTTTCAGCTCCGGATTTTTTATCATTTTTATTCTCACTGTGCCCGCCGCCCATTGGGTCAGTACTATTTTTAGCAATCTCCTGTTCTTTAGCTACGGCTGCTGCCGCTTCCCTGTCAGAAATAATCTGACTTATAGTATTGGTAGCAGTATCAAAATCCCCACCCATAAACGACTTAACTATACTTTCCGCTTGCTCACCTATGATGCCTTTATCTGCAAGGCTGCTTTTAAATTTCATTTCGCTTATCTGTGATTCAAGCTCTAAATTCTTTTGCTTTAATAAATCCATATCTTTATTAGCTTTCTCAATTTCCGAAAGACTTCCAGCTTCAATTTCGTCAAGTTTTGCTTTTAATTCTGCGGCTTTTTCTGCTTCCGTTTTATACTTTTCGGCTTTAGAATTAGCTGTCTGTACATCTTTGCCATTTTCCGCCATGATTTTTTCAATTTGCTCATCAGTTAAGCCCATTTCTTTTAAAATTTCCCTTTTCATAATCTTTCCTCCTGCGTCTTACGAATTTTTACGGTGCTACGCCACCGAATGACTGTTGATTTTACGCTCACAACTATTGCGGATTGTATAAAAAAGGCCATTAAAAATTTAATGGCTGATTTATTATTATTTTAAATTTGCCAATAACTCTTGATCCTTTTCTTCTTCAAGTTGCAAATTTTGTTCTTTGATTTTTTCATCTATTGTCTTATACAGGACATCTAAATATGGTTTGGACATTAAAAATGTTTTTTCGCTATCATTCCACAAACCAGAAGTCTTTATTGCAATTAAAGGATTTATCCCAGACTGCAATAAATATTGGAGTGCCTGACATTTTACAACAAGATTATCTTGTGGAGAATGAGGTATATTTATATCAAAGTCTGAGGCAGTAATGCCCAAATCCTTACCATAAACTCTCAAAATGTTTAATACAACTTTTGCCAGTCTCTTTTCAGCCTCTATTACATATGCGTCTTTTAATTTTGCCCTATTCTTAGCAAAATCCCAGCCATTACGCAATTCGACTGCTCCCTGCGTATCGCCGCCCGTATTCCCTTCTTTATTTGGAATCGCTAAAATACTTAAAGCATTTCCCCAAAGGTCATTCTTTGCCACTTGGCTTTCCGATTGGTTTAATTCCTGACTCATGACTTCTACATCAGCCTTGTTATCTCCATTGTTGGATTTTACAACTAAAGCGCCCATGGCTTTCATATTCCTAAATTGTTCCTCGTCTATTTCACAATTTACAAATTTAATCCATGACTGAACAAATTGCTCTATACTATCCATACGATTACTTTGCATATTGTTGATACTGTCAAGAAGTGTGATTACAATTTCTATGTCAGAAAGCCTATCCTGATTGTTTGGCACTTCTACAATCGGTATTCCTCCAAAAGTATGTAGTTGATATTTGACCTCTGTACCATCTTCCACTTTATAATTTAAAAGCTGACCATTTTGTATCTTAAATTCTTTGTTTTCAGAGAAGCAAAGATAATATTTCTGCCCTTTTGAATCCTTTAAATCTTGTACAGCCAAAAGTGGTTCTCCTGAAAAAGAAGAATAAATAATGAATGTATTTAGTGGTGTCGGAACAACGATTCTAAACGGCAAATCTTTTGCTTTTGTCTTCTGAACAGCAAGAAATGACGTGCCAACTGCAGACTTCCATTCGCCTTGGGCCACATTACGCTGATACTTAAAAGCATTATGCATATAATCATTAAATCTGTCTACTGCCTTATTAATTGATTCTTCCTTACTTCGGCTCACATATTGAATCGGCTCTCCATATGTTTGTGAAACACTGAATTGAACAATCTCATATGCGTGATTTTCAACAACCTTATTGATAATATCGTCTCTAACGATTTTTCTGCGATATAGTATAGGTTGGTCTCCATTTTTATAATTCCAAAGATATTCTGCGACATATCTGTTAGTATTGAAAATTCCAATATTTTCTGCAACCACACTAACTACATTCTCTGGCGTTATTTCTTCCAAATCAACATATGCTACTTTTCTTCCATATTTGCCTTTTACGATATCTTGCAAAAACGTATTGTTCATTAAAAAAACCTCATTCCACTTGCCGTTGTTCTCTCCGGTGGTTCCTTTATTTCTCTTAAATCGCCAGAAGGCACATAAGTTATCAGTTTGCCACATCTACGGCATTTAATCTGATTTTCCCTTGTATCACGTCTGTCAGCTTTTAAAAGGAATTTACCGCAGTTTGGGCACATAATACTAATATCTTTCTTGTCAAAAATTTTAACCATAGAATTTTCTCCATGAAAAAAGCACCGGCTTTGCCGATGCCATTTTAAATATTATAAAGGGGTTGCCATTTAATTATTGTTTCTCTGATTATAATTATATAATAATTTTTCCGGACATATCGGACAACTTTAATCTTTTTCCATAAATCTAGTAAAAATTTTTCTAACGCTGTCTTCAGTATTGCCCCCGCCTATTCTGGCGGCTACCTTATTCCACGATAGATTCTCAATAAACCGTAATGTTATAATCCGCCTTAAACGGCTGTCTTTAAGCTCTGAGATAAACTCTTCAATTTTGTTCAGGGCCTCAAGCGATTCAATTTCAAGATTCTCAAGAGTTGCCATTCGCGTATAAAGAAGAGTTTTTTTGCGGCTGTATTCGGGATAAGGGAATCCCTCAATTTTAAATCTCTGATTCCCTCCAGTGCCGCCCCGCACAGTGTCAATTACATCTCCAGTTTGCTCAATTTCCGCAATTTGTGTTTCTGTATTTTTAATCCTAACACGTATTTCTTTAATCTCTTTCTGAAGGTCATTATATTGAGTTAAAATTTCTTTAGATATCATGAGTAACGCCTCCTAAATGGATTAAATGTAGCCTCAACAGTAGCCATTCTTGAGCCTCTTGTTACATATAGTGCAAAGTTGGCTAACCCGTCAGGAACATCATCATGAGGGTTCTTGCCTGCTACGGAGTAACTAAGTAAAAATGACATCATAATGCCATAATCTTCTTTTGGAGTATAAAGGGATTTGTCTTTAAACAGAACATGTTTTTTTATCCAATCTGCATTGACTATAATTTTTGTTTCTTTATTAGTTTCTGTAGGTTTATCTGTTATGTTACAGCGTCCGCCTTTTTGCTGTACTCTTTTATTTATCTCAAAAGAAACCCTGTCACCACCATTATTGCTTTCAAATTCGCACTGTTGCATATTATGGCTTACAATTAACTTTGATGTCCGCTCATACTGAATGCCATAATCAGAATTATTATCACAAATACAATCAACCAAATAAAAATCATCATCATACTGATACATACATGGAAGAAATAAATAATCCGTTCCCTTGTTTTTAGTATCACAAATCCCCACAATTGCATCAGGTTCTCTCAAAGGTAAAGTTAAATATCTTCTTATACTGTCTTCAGTATATAAAAGCCCTTCTCTTTCAATAGGTTCATTTTTATACAAACAGCGGTATGAGATATCGTCCATTGTTAGTTCTTGGTCTTTGAAAAACGCAACCGACATTCCGTTGTATTTATAATTAAAATTACTTTCTCCAGTTTCAGGGTCTATATCTGGCAAGGCTATAAACCTTGCCTTCTCATTACCGGCGTACACATTTTTTAATCTTCCGATTACATCATGCACTGACCACCTTGTGGCAATATGTATCTCTTTTACCTGTTCATTAAGCTTTCTTTGTCGTGCGTCGGTTCCATAAATGCGCCAGAGCTTGTCAAGTATATTTTTATTTAATGCTTCTTCAATACCACCGATAAGGTCATCACAATATAAATAACGGTTACATCTTACTTTTCCGGCATTTTTAGAACCTACAGAAGTGCATTGGATATTGGCGAAAGGTTTATATTTATCAAAATTAATTGTCTCAGCTTTTGCATTAGTTGCTTGCAGTCTGACTTTTGGAAATATTTCTCCCCATGTGTACTCCATGTCATTAGTTGTTATATCTAAAACACCCTTATAAAACATTTCAGTTATATCTCCACTATGGGAAAAAAACAAGCTGTAATCTTTTGGATACTTGCCAATAATCCACGAACAAAAGAATTTCTCCAAAGTTGTCTTGCCAATTCCCGGAGGCATGGAAATTGCAAGTAAATCCAGTTTATCATCTTCCAAATCTTGTAGAGCCTGTATTATTCCGAGCTTTATAAACTGCTCTCTCTTAGGTAGATAAAACCTCTCACTTTCTTCCCTATTCTTTTCGAGATATAACAAGTAACTGTCAAATAAAAATGGGGATTCCCATAATAACGTCTTGTCATAAATTGCACCATACTTTTCTTGACAAGTCCGGATATGTAAATACTGTGCATTTTTCTTTATATAATTACTTACATCTAACCAAAAACGACGGTCAAACTGTTTGTTCTTGTGTTCTTCCTCAAGACATAAATCCAATAAATCTTGTAGATGATTAAATTCCAGCCCATTTTTCTTAATACTCTGTTTTATGGTGCTGACTATCTGCTTGTTGTAGTTATCTGGCATTTAATCACGCCTCCATTTACAAAGAGTTGTATCTTTGCACATGACGATATAGTTCACTCTTTTATTGTCAGGAACAGCATCATAAGGGTTTTCTAGCGTTACTCTTGCCCACTCTACTTTTACGCAAATTACATTTCCGTTGGTTGTACATTCTTCTAAATACTTACATATATAACAGCATTTAGTGTCTTCATTAACATAAGGATTCTCAAAACTAAGAGATTCTTTAAAGTCTGGGCATTCAAAAGAAAGCTTAAATCTTAAGTTATGACCTTTATTGCAATATGTGTAATCATTATTAGAATATCCACAATCAGCACATTGTTTAGCCATATCCCACCTCCGAAACAAAAAAAGAGCAGACAACAGAATTGCTCCTGTTAATCTGCTCCATTTAGCACTTAGATTATGCCCATATACATAAACCGTTTATTAATTTTATCCAATAATTTTCTTTTTTACTTCGTATATTTTTATACCACTCTTTGCCGGATGTATCTCAATTGAATTTCCTTTCTGAAGGGCCCTTCTAATCTTTTCTTGGCTAGCCACATCTAACAATATATTGAACTCCGTTTCTTGTGTTGGCGCTTGCCCTCTTATATCTATCTCAATCATTTACTTAACTCCTATATTCATAGATTACATATTCTCAATATTACAATTAACAGGGCTAGTTGGATTTGAACCAACGAATACAGGAATCAAAATCCTGTGCCTTACCACTTGGCGATAGCCCTAAATTCTAACCACTGGCTCTAGGTATTGCCTTTTTTATTTTTTCTTAATTTTCAGGGGTAACTTACCGCAGTATGCGTATCTGTTTAACCCCCTCCCCCATGGCTATTCTTCAGGTTCGTATAATATACAAATTACGAACTATTTAGTATTTATAATGGGTTCATCATGTGTTATACTATAAATACGAACTTTTATTGATGATATATACGAACTTTTTTTTGCAGGAAGGGGCTGCCACATGAATAAAAAAACTATAGCTATTGACAAAAACCAATACCAGTTAATCATTACTACCATACAGCAGGGTTTTAAAACTGCCGACTACATATTCAAACCTAATAAACGGCTAGCAACTATTCTGGTGCTACAGGCTAATTTAGGTCTGCGGCTATCTGATATACTACGGTTGCATATATGTGATATAATCAGAGACGCAGGCCGATACAGGTTGGATATTGTGGAACAGAAAACCGGAAAATCCCGGACATTCACAGTGGTTACAGAATTGTATAACTACATGTTACAATATGCTACTGACAATGGTATAAACAGTAGGGCAAAACTATTTGATATATCTGAACGGGCTGTACAGAAACAATTAAAAATTGTCTGTGACTATCTGGGATTAGAAAATATCAGCACACATAGTTTTCGCAAATTTTATGCCACAGAAATCTATAAAAACAATGGTTATGATGTGGCACTGGTTCAACATCTATTGCAACATTCTACTGCTGCTGTTACGCAACGTTACATCGGCATAGAATCTGCCAAAGTTGAACAGGCCATAAACAAACATATCTGCATTATGTAACATTAATATCGTCCAATACACCGTTTACAGGCGGTGTATTTTTTTGTGTGTCAACCAATTCTATACCATATTTCGCAGCTATCTGTTCAGCGCCCTGCGATTGAATTTTATGTACATTTTCCCTAGGCTGCCCCATATTCCAACCGTAATGCCTATTTAACGCACCCAACAATCCTACGGGATTGCGTTTCCCACTTATTAACATATCTGATAAACTTTCTTCACGTTCTGTGTTGAGTTTTTTGTAAATGTCGGAGTGTGAAGTACCTGCCCTATATTCACTATTCGCCCAACTATATATTGTATCTGGGTGTATTCCCGTCAATTTACTGAATCCCATTATAGATATTTCTTTGTCGTATTCATAACACAATTCAACATATATATCACATATATCATTCAATAATTTATCGTCACTGTAATCTATATTGGAATTTTTATTATTGTATTTTACAGTTTCATCGGTTATTTTAAACACAGATTTATATATGTATATCAGGGCAGCATTCCATTTATTTTGCGTTTCTTTGCCCATATTTTCAATGTCCCGGTCGTCCATATATTCCTGCAACGCACTATGTATGGCGCTGTAAAATACCTCCGTTCCGTCTGCTGCCTCCATGCTCAACGCTCCCATTTCTTCGCCTCCCTCTTTTTTCATCACAGTTTTCGACACCATATCAATACTAATTTTACATAATTCAAATTGTTTCACGCCCCCAGAAAAACAAAAAACCGCCAGAACCAGTCTATAGTTTAGACTAATTCTGACGGTACACGACTCCGACGTTTGCGGGGCTTCCGGCGATTGTTGTTCACTGTATTGCCCGCGTGATTGCGATTTCTCATCGCCATTAACTGTTCACATTATACCACATGGCTTTGAAAATTTCAATCCCTCAAAAATGTTCATGCAGTGTCAAAACGCCAGTTTTGCACATAATATTTTTATTTTCCTTCTTTCCTTTTTACCTTCTTAACTTCTTCTATTGTTGGGATTTGATTGGGAATCGTTTGGGATTTGATTGGGATTTGTTTGGGATTCTCAAAAATTAAAATACCCTCAAACCATTAAAACCCAACGGCTAGAACCGTGGGATTTGATTGGGAGGTTTGCGGGCACTTCGCCGACAGTCCGCAGGTAGATTGTTGGCAAACTGTTGGTAGGAAAAAATAACAGTACATATGCAATTGGGGTAAACATTTATTATTTTAAACACATATTACAATTCTTAATGTTTTATTAATTTTTTTAATAATAAGATTTAGAGGCGTGATAGCCGCCAGACCATGGCAGTCTAACGGCTATTACAAAAACCAGCTATTAATCAAAATTAAAAAGCAACAGCAGGATAATAAACGTTTATAAATTGGCGAACAGCCTTAGCGGTAACCTTGTCAGGAAATTTATCGAAAACAAATGATTTTTCGTGCATATCTGTGACAATGTTAAAAATAGAATCATCATCATATCTAATCCAGTCATTATGACCATAATTACAAAATTCATCACACCAAACATCACCGGTATTACAATCAAACATCAAATAAGCATAACGGCTAGAATACTGACCGCCAGCATTGCACTCATTAAAATAATCAACTTTTGCTTTTAAGGTTTTAACATCCATAATTATCCTCCTTATTAAAACCATATTGGTTTGTATTTCATAAACTTGCCATTTTTTCTGTTATTTATCCGTGATACAGATTCGACCCGTATTTTTCATGCAATATATTCCTAGCTTTTTTTATAGCGTCTATTTCTGTGTCTGTTACCATTATGCCGGTTTCAAAACTTAATTCGCGGTTATTTTCATCGGTAAACAAAACACCATATCTCTCGCGCCCTTTTTTCATTTCGCAAATATAGCCTGCAAATTCCTTATCAATCGCATAACCTATTTTAAATTCTATGCCGTTAATTGTAATTTCTTCGCTTTTTATCATGTTGTTTACCCCTCTTTTGTTGTTTCGACATTCTATGCCACCGCATATATCCAATACGGCAGGCGGTTTTTAAGCCGCCCATGTAATCATTCTTGGTCTTTCGCCAACGCTATTTTATCTAATATTTCAACTATTTCGTCTGTTGTGTATTCTTTCTTTTCGCCATTTTTGAAAATTAGTCTTAATTCATATAACGTTGACATTTTTACCGTCCGCATTTCTTTCTCTGTCATATCGTCCATTTTTTCTCCTTTCTCCCTTCCGGGTTATTATCAATCGGTTTCCCTTTTGATAATATCATTATAGCATATTTAAACTATACTGTCAATAGCATATTTAAACTATTTCAATTATTTTTCATAGTTTCAATTTTTTCATCAACACATGACATTATAAATGCTGACAATGACATTCCTTTTAATTTTGCAGCAGCCTGATATTCTTCCTTTTTTCCTTTGACCGCCATAACTGTTATACGGTCGTATTTTTCTTTTTGATATTGATTTACGTAATCGAACGCCGCTTTTTTATCAATAAATGCCATAACATCACCTCCTTTTTATATTGTAGCATAGTTTAAAAAAGTTGTAAAGTTATATCTAAACTATATTATTAATAAAAATTGTTTCAAAAAAATTATCCATACGACATATTTAAACTTTTTTATAAATACCTATTGACAGCATATTTATACTATGCTATACTATAGTCATAGTAAGGAATGCAAAACAAATCAACTTACAAATTATGAGGAGGGCTTAAAATGTATAACAGAAGTAATATTTTTAAAATGGCTTGGAGATTCGTAAAAAGAAGCGGTTTAACATTATCGGAAGGCCTCAAGAAGGCTTGGAGACTTGTAAAAGATGATTTTGTATCGACTAAGTATAAAATAATTGCTACAATGGAATATCTCGTTGCATTGACAGCAGATAGATATAATTATAAAATCAGCGCTAAAGACTGGAAGAATTACGGCAGAAGCAGAACATATTTCAGAATTTACGAAACACACCCATTCTCGAAACATCTCGTTGAATATGATTTCGGTTATTTTGATAATCAGGAAAATATTTACGTTGCCGGCAGGAGAGATATAACCGAAAATTATACTCTGTCCGGCAGTACCTACGAAATATAATGCCCACAACAAAAAATGTATCCGTAGCTCCGTTCAAAAAAACAATAAAAAAGAGCCGGAATTACTCCGGCCCATGCGCATTTAAGTTACAGTCAAACCATTAAAAGAAATTTACTTTTCGTTACAATGGACTGAGGATTATGAAAGAATACAAATTATCAAACGGGCATAACGTAAAAATCGCATAAAGCCGAAACGCCTTCGGGTGTCCGCGCAAGACGGCAAATTGTACGCTGATGATGGCAAACCAAACACCAAACAGGAGGGAATGGAAATGTTGAATATGATTTTAGAAATTACAAAAGGAGAAACAAGCGGAAATTATGAAAGATTTATAAACGCCAACTATTGGGGCGGCTTGGGTTTACTCCAAGATTTATGGATTATAAACCACGATTTAAACGAAAAAGAAATTACTTTTCGCGACAATGGACAGGAACTTTTGATTTATACAAATCTTGGAACATACGCTTGCAATTATACAACATATTGTGATATAAAATTTATTACAACCGTATACAGCAAAGATGGGCTTGTTTTGGAGTATAATTTTGATTATGACAGCCCCACAAGTCGTTGTCTGCTGAATTTATGGGAGTTAAAAAACGCTTGCCCTGATAGGTGGATTTATCAGGTTGATAGAATTTATGACAAATACGGGATTGATACAGTAAACATTGTAAGGGAATTTGCGAGATATTAAATAACCACCACCGCAGCAGAGGATGCACGCCGGGCCGATACCGGCGGCGGTTTTACCAAGAAAATCGAATATTTTAAGGAATGGAGGCAAATAGATGTTTGCATTATACAGAAAAGAATTATACATCATTCCCGAACCATTAACAAAAAATAGGACGTGCCAAACGTGGAGAGGAAAGCAGATTGCAATTTGCGCTGAAGAAGAACCTTTACGAAAATATATTTCAAATCAAAAAAGACCTGCGGATTATTATATAGAAAAATTGGGGTTTTAGGCACACTGGAGCCATTGTGCAAATTTTCAGGCTCTATGTGGTACAAATATAACAAAAAGCAAGCAATAATCAAACCGCCTGCTTTTCATTGAAGGATTTCAATCTGATTTAGAGCAAATAACGCTGTCAGAAGGCATAATAAAAGCTAGCATTTATCCCTTGCCAGCTTTTAAATCTTCTCGAACCTTAAATTCTAAAAGTTCAAGCACATATTTAGGACATTCTCTTTGCCCCTGCTCCCAATGTCTTAAACTTGGCAAGGGAATATTATATTTTTCAGAGAATTGCGGCTGTGAAAGCCCTGATAGCTTTCTGATTTCTTTTATTTCCACACAAAACCTCCTTTATTCATTTATTTTACAATAGTCCTTGCTCAACTTAACAATTTGATTTGTTTGATATGTAGAAAAAATCCTGTTAATGGAATTGTTGTAATTTAATAAATCAAATTCCTTTGTCTTTTCTTCCATAATAACGCCAAATAACCGTCTTGTAAACCTTTCGGACAATCCCAAAAATCTTAAATGCTTAATTTCTCCCGTCACTGCGTCAACCAAAATTAGCGTCAGACCAAGACCAAGCCCTTGCCCTTCATTTGGAATTTGAAATTTTTCAAGATTTTTGCTCAAGTGTGGCGAATACGGAGCGTCCATCCAATTCAGATTGCCGATTTTTGCGGTAATCATAATTACATCATGCAATTCTATAAATCTTATTTCAAAATTTTTTCCCGACTTAAATTGTTCGATTTCATCAGCCGTTGGATTTTGGAAAAATACAAGCATTGTTGCGCCACTATCGTCTATATCAAAATGGACACTTTCTGCATGATTTCTAAAACCTTCCATTCTTTGCCCGACTTCATACTTAAACATTATTCTTCCTCCTGTAAAAGTTTTTCAATTTCCTCAATCCTTTTTTGCAAGCGCTTTTTTTCTTCTAAAAGTGACTTCTTATTATTCTTATTTTCGATAACTCCAACAATAATATCATACTCTATTTCGGTCTTTTCGTAAACAGATTTATTTACGTTTGAAAGGATTACAACACTTCCGTCCTTCACGACGCTTTCCCAATTATTGCGACTACCGCCACTTGTCGCACCACCGCTAATATAAGCAACATCATCCCCTACTCTTGCGCCACTATCACGACTATAAGCGTGTGCAAGAATTTTCCCAAATAACACAACATCAGAACGTTTACTGCTGACACGTTCGTTAAATGCAAGTTTTAATGTTACGGTTTCGTTTTCGTTCACATCTGAATAGCCATATACATCATTTATAATTTCTCTCGCAACTTCAACTGCTGTTTCGGGAATTGTCCAACATTTTTCAGTGTCATTCCACTTTGCTCCACCAATTCCCTTAACCCTTTTTACAAAATCAGTATTATAAGGTGTATAAACATTTGCCTTTCCATTTTCAACTTTAATTTCCATCATTTTTGTTTCCTCCTTTTGATTACTATAATCTCTCAGAATCTTTAAGCGAAAGATTATTACTCTATTTATTTGATAATCTTATCATATAGTAATCCAATGGATTAGTCAACTATTTTCTTTAATTTTATTAAATTATTTTTTAGGCATAACAAAAAGCCTGCACTATCACAGACTTTTCGCTTTATTATCATTTCTGCAAATTAACGTAAGACAAAATGCGGAATATCTGCTTTCGCCTAATTCTTCAATCAACCGTTCTCTTGTCATTTCTGGATTGGTGCGCTGAACATACTGGAGCAATTCGTCTATTCTATTTATTATGCTACCATTACAAATCTTTGTAATATATCATCTGCAACTATAAATACATCTCTTCCATATGTAGCCAAAAAATCCGCTATAATTTCTTCTGTTTCGATAGGTATGTTTAAATTATAACTGAATGAAAAGACATGGCATAATTCATGACAAATAACCTTGTCAAGCATAGCCCCATATAAGTGATTATCAATATATACCGTCTTATTATTATTATCTGTAACGCCTAATGTAAAAGTATTATCACTTCTCTTTAAATTCCCACTGTAAGGCTCTACAAGGCTCAAATTCCACCATATTCCATTTACCTCGAACAAATTATCACCTCATTCAAAAAGGGGCTATCTAAGCCCCTAAACGATTAAAAATTATATTACATTTTTTGCACTAATGTAGAAAGCTTTGTGCGCAGCATTTGCTTCTCTTCAGGGGTAGCATCAATTATCATTTCTTTGACATCTTCGCCCAATTCGTTAAGATAGTGTTCTAGCTCTTTCATTTTGGCATCTTTGTCCTGAGGTGTATTTGCCTTATGAATCTCTTTACTTTCCATATAGGTTCTACGGCTCATTCCGCTTCTGCCTTCCCTGCCGTCACGCATATTTGACATGCCTGAGTTATTACCGGAATTTCTACCAACTGTTGAGCTAGATTCTGTGTAATACATTCTTCCATCACGTTTATCCATATCTCTCCAATATTCAGGCGGATATTCCCTGTACATTTCCGGTGTCATACGGTAGTAGTCGGGTTCTTCATATCCTCTTCTTGTTCCTCTCCCTTTTGGAGCGAACCTTCCATTTTTGTAACGCCATGCGTCATAATACCTTCTGCCATAATCCCCTGCATTCTGACTATCCTCAAGCTCGTCCTGCATGAGAGCCATTTCCATGTAGTATTTACATTTTTTAACGTCCCAGTATTCCTCTTCGCATTTCATATGTTCAACTTGGCACATATCTTTATACATGTCAATTACTTCGCCAAGCTCTTTGACATCTACATTGTCAATTCCCCTGAGTTTTGCTTTCATCAGCTCAGCTTTAATTGATTCCTTCAATTCATGCATAGCTAAACCCTCCTTTAACCTATACGGCTAACAACAAGGTTAGCATCATTTACAGTAATTGCTGTAGCACCTATATTTTTAACAGATAATGTTCCACAGCATGGCTCGCATATTCGCACTTCAACAGTTGCAGCGCCGTTTTGCGTTGCATCTGCTGCTAATGTATTCTGGATTACAGCTCCCGGTACACCCTCACCATCAAGCTGTATCTGAAAAATTGCATCTCCGGCTGCTGTTGAATTGAAATTTGCATTGAACCCAACCCTGTATAATCCCGGAAGCAATGATACTCTTCCTGAACCAGCCTCATGCTTTATTCTTGAGCATTTACTCCAAATTCTATTAAATAAAAATAATACACTCCCGTTTGGATTCACTGTCTGAGAACCCGGTGTTACTATATCAGCCATAATTATACTTCCTTTCTATAAAAAATAAATGGGGTAAGCATTTATATACCTACCCCTCAAAGTTAAAGCAAAACTACTTTTCCGTAGATATGGACTTCTCCAACATGCTTAATATTTTATTATTCTGTTCGATTATTTTTTCCATATATTCTTTGTTCTGCTTGTTCAATTCCCTCATAATGTCAGAATTTGATGCATCCCCCATTAGTAGGGCCAAATCCATTATCTGCATAATTGTAGAATATATTGCTAAACGGTCAAAATAATCTATATTGTCAGTTAACATCCACAGCTATTGCAGCCACAGCCTACCCCATATGGATAGGGAGCTGGTACTGTGTAAGCTGGTATCGGTGTAGGGCCAAGACGCCTAATGAGCTCTGCTGTATTTGCATCTAATGTAGCTGCAAAATACGCATTTTGATTGCTCTGCGATGCCGCAAGCTTAAGACTCTGATTTTCTGACTGAAGTGTAGCAATTTTATCATTTGTCAGGAAATCAAGTATAGCCCTTGTGTTGCTGTTATTACTTTCAAGAATATCTCTTGTGGTGTTCTGAATTGTATTCTGTACATCACATGTATTCTTTGCCATATTATAGTTTACACCGTCAATGGCTCTCTGTGTCTGACAGCAGCAGTCCTGCATTTGATAACCAAGCTGATTAAAACTTCTCTCAACCCCATTAAAACCGTTGCAAAGCTGAAGCTGATTTGATGAGAATCCCTGCTGAATTGAGTTATTCAGAGCGTAAGTACTGTCACAAATTCCCTGCTGTATTCCCTGTATTCCTCTCTCAATTCCATTAAGGGCAAAGCCTTCGTTAATATCCGCTCTTGTCGCAAGTCCTTGAAGCCCCGGACTGTTAGCGCCGTTGCCACCGCCTAATCCGCCTCCAAATCCATTACCCCATCCGCAGAAAACGAATAAGAAAAGTATAATAATCCACCATGCACCGCCATCACCCCAACCGGAATCATTATCGCGGTTATTACCAGTGGCCGCTGCTATATCTGCAAGCGAGTATCCATTACCTGATTCAAACATATTAGTCTCCTCCTAACACTTACATTTATTTACAATTAGTGGAAAACTGGTTTTATGTGCGCACAACCACTAATATGTATTTCATTTAATTCCTAACTGATTTTTAAACTGTGATATTGCTTCATCATATGAAATTCCTTTTTCTTGACAAATATTTTTTGCAAATTGTTCAATACCGTTTGTATCGCCTTTTTTAACCATATCCAGTACATTTTTTGCCATAGGGTTACTCCCTGTTTGCTGTTGAAGCATATCCATAATCATTTTTTGTGGATTGCTTCCACCTTTCATCATTTGCATTAACTGCATTATATTGAAATTCATTCGGATTCCTCCTTCTTAGCTTTGTTTACCGGCCTTGGCGTGATGGATTTTTCTAATCTGTCAAAGCGGCTTTCTATATTGTCAAATCGTTTCATAATATCTTCTGTAAATTCATCTGGTAAAATAATTTTGGAGCCGTTGTCACTAGAATTTCCTTGTTCATTTTGGGAATTATTCAACTCCGGTTTATATATAATTATTTCAGTTGTTCCATTTGGAAGCCATCTTTTTACATATACTTCTGTTCCATCAGCTTTTGGGAAATAATACATGCTGCCGTCCATAGGAATATCTGTTGCTTTAACTGCATCCATACTGTCAACAACTTTGCCATTCAAATAATTGGGTACAGATTGTACCTGCTGAGGCTGCTGCAACGACTGCTGCATTTGCTGCAATTGAGCCAACCTATCAGGATATGCCTGTGTAGGCATATAAGCCGGTTGATATGGCTGATACGTCTGAGGTTGATATTGATTAAAATAATTAGGACTCTGAAATGTCTGCATGTTCCATTCCTCCAACTAAACTGTCTTCTTCTAATATTTCCTCGATGGCATGTATCATTGTAGATTGATACTGTAATGGTATTCGCCGCACATCATCTCTATTGAAAATCTTCTCTAATATTTCATCTGAAAACATGTTTATCACTTCCTTATATTTAAATTATTGCATAAAAAAAGAAGCCTTGCCTATCAGCTTCCTATCAAAAAACCATCATTTTTTTCTACTATATTGGGGCTCTTTAATTTACACCACTTCTACACCATTTTGCCGTTAAATTTTATGGGAATATATAGATTTATATCCCTTTTCACCTTCTCTTTATATAGCTGAATACGCATACAACACGTCGATTTTACTAGATTTTATATATTTAATACATTAAAATAATTTATTATTAAATAATAAAATTTGTAACCCCTTGATTTTTCAATGTTTTTAAGTATTTGATAACTGTTTTTACACCAATTACTACACCAATTTAAGAGCTGTTTCAACACTTTCTATCTCTTTAACCTTTTCATCCTCTGTAACATGTACATACAGATTCATCGTCAGCCCTATATTGGAATGTCCTAAAATCATTTGCAGAGTTTTCGGTTTCATTCCTGCTTCTATACATCTTGTAGCAAATGTATGTCTTAGAGTATGCATTGAAAATCTTTCAATTCCCATATTACTACAATAGCGATATAGCATGGAATCATATGCAGTATTTGTTTTAGGCTTGCCGTCAGAAGAAAGAAAAACCATATCCGAATACTCAATAGGAATAATCTTAATCCTGTTTATTTTATCTTTCTGGTCTTTTAATATTTTTATGGCTTCTTGTGTAAGCGGTACATCTCTATGCCCAGACTTGCTCTTAGGTTCACCTACCTGCCATTTCCCATCCGAGTTCTTATAATCCATAGTCCTTTGAACATGCAATATCTTCTTTGTAAAATCAATATCAGACCATTTAAGCCCAATCATCTCGCCAGTCCTTAAGCCCGTCTGCAATAATAATGCCCATTGATTATAATTACTGCTGTTCTTCACAGCCTCAAGGAATAAAGATTGTTCATGTATGCTCAATACTCTCCGCTGCTTAGATTCTCTGCCTGTCATGCATTTCACATTTTTTTTAATCGGGCTCCTGACAATCAAATCATTTTCCAAGGCACATTCAAAAAAACTGTGCATAATATTTCTAGTTAACTTTATTGTAGAAATACTATAACTTGAAGACATTTGATTTAAAATATTTTGACAATGCATGGGTTTGACATCATTAAGTAACATTTTGCCAATATATTTTTTTATATTACTCTCATAACACTGCGTATAAATTTTTATTGTATTCGGTTTGATATTATCCCCTTTTATTTCTGTTATCCAGTAATTGAACCATGCTGTTACAGACATGTTTCCGGAGGCTTCAAGCCCTGTATTTTCATCTCTGAATAAGGAATCTGCATACCAGTTCTTACATTCCTGCAATTTCCGGAAATATTTCTGTATGCGGTTGCCCCGTTTATCAATAAATCTTGCTGTATACAGCCCATCTTTTCTCTGGCTTATACCAACGCCTAACTCCCTTCCTCTCAAATCTTTACCCATGAAATTGCTCCTTCCTTTTGAAAGAGCCCCAATATAGTATTTTTATATTACCATAACGGGGCTCATAACTCTATATTATAATTCAATATTCTGACTGATATATTTGTCAAACTCTTTTCTCTTAATCAGCTTTTTCCTCCCAATGTATAAAACAAAATTACATTTCGGTCTTTTTGATAATTCTTCAATTTTATTTATTCCAATACTGCTGTAATTAGCTGCTTCTTCAATGGTCATGCAGACCTTTTCCCATATAGGCACCTTATCTCTCATGTTATTGCCCTCCTAACTGTTCCATCTTATTTCTTATTGTCTTAATCCTTCTATCAATAGTTGCTATTGACATTCCTACTCTGTCAGCAATTTCCTGTCTGGATTTTCCTTTAGATAGTAAACAAAATACTAATTCCTCTTCCTCAGTCAAATTAAGTAATAGCCGCCATCCGTCAAGTGTCGGTTTTGTATATTTCGATAAATTCATGCGGCGGCTCCTTTCTGTAGTATCTAGTTCTTTTTATAAGCGTTTATTTTATCATTTAATCTTTCTAATTGTAAACTTACAATTACTAACCACATACCAACATATTTTAATTCATCACCCATGCCTGTTATAAACATAAATATATAGATAAATTGTATAATAATATAATTCCAGTCCATGGAATAGCTCTCATTTTATAACCTCCTAAGTTTATCGGATTACAGCATCGGTCGCATAATGTGGGCACATAAAAGCTACGTTTAGACCATTGCAACCGGTACATTTACTCGTTTATTTAATGATTTAATATCAAACACAATCCCCTCGCAATATTTATGTCCATTTTCATAAATACAAAATGTTTCATGCGGTATATCTGTGTCATAGCTCCAGACATATTCTCCCTTACCCCAATTTATTGTTATTGCTCTATACCTTTTTAATTCTTCATAGGAATATACAGATTCGTTTTTAAATACTCCATTTTCATCAAAATAAGCAGTACCGCCGCCATAATAGCCAAGCTCATAATTTATTGCTCCGTCTAACCTCAGTAAATTCATTGAAGCATCATGAGCACTATATACAATTACAAATCCCAGTTCTTTGGCTTCCTTAATTTCCGTAGGCGATAATTCACTCCCATAGTTTCTTCCATTTAACATTTCAACAAATTCTTTAACTGTTTTCATTGATTTCCAGCTCCCCTCAATTACGCCGTTTCAATTATTTAACCTCAACAAATTCGCCATTCTCCAACTTGTAAAACGTATCTTCTTTTATTTTCTTTCCGTCCACCTGTTCCGCTTTGAAATGAACAATATTATAATCGCTGTCGCGTTCTACCAATAAAATTACAGTGCCTTTTTTCCCTTTTGCAATATTAGCATTATCGCCTGCCAATATCGAATAGTCGCCGCCAATTAACTTAGCACCGTCACCGCCTGCTAATGTCGAATAGCTACCGCCTGCCAATATTGCATCGTCACCGCCCGATAATATCGAATAATCACCACCAACTAATTGTGCACGGATACCGCCTGCTAATGTCGTACCGTCACCACCAATTAATTTAGCGCCGAAGCCGCCTGCTAGTATCGAAAAATTACCACCTGCCAATATCGCATTGCGACTGCCTACTAGTATCGAATCGTCACCGCCTGCTAATGTCGTACCGTCACCACCTACTAACCTCGAATAGTCACCGCCTACTAACCTCGAATAGTCACCGCCTGCCAATATTGCATCGTCACCGCCCAATTTTACATCTTTTACACTATTTTCAGCTTCTTTTTTAATATTTTCATAGGTAACTGAAAACCTTGCTTTTATAAACTCCGATAAATCCATTTTTGCTCCTACTCTTAATTTTTTTGTACAATATTTTTTATTATCATCTGTCACCGGCGTTTCCAGTGCCTCAACTTCGGCAAATTCTGTCATATTGCCTTCATCATCAATTAACGGGTAATATTCCAGCGTATCAAGCGGATTTATACAAAAGTGCATACCTCTGTCACAAATAATTGCCTCATCTTTTTCAAATACCGTATTCTCTGCATACTGCTTGTCTCTGCAAATTAATCCCTTTTTAAATGCCTTATAACCTTTCATTTTTGTCCTCCGTCCTTACAGCATGTCTTGTCCTTCTGGAAATGTTTCTTTTACTTTGTTATATTCAAAAATTTATTAATAACTTCTATATTTTCTATGTATATTTCCGCTTCTTTATTTGGAAGATAAACTGAATACCGTTTTAGTGTCTGAAGCTTCTCTATGCAAATTTCTTTGTCATTAAGAATTAATGCTCCGCAGTTTGGGCAATATCTTGCATTTTTAACTGTAACCGTCATTCCACAACTCTTACATTTCTTATTTTTACTATAGTTTTTTTTGATTTGTTTGCGTGGTATTTTTAATTCAGCAAGTATTTTGTAAAGCTCCGGCTTGCTTATTCTGTAATCGTTCATAATATCGTCATTGTATCTGCCTGCAAGATACTGTCTGGCTATTTCTGTTTTAGTATTTGAGTCCATTATTGTCCCTCCGCCTTATGTAAACTTCTTTCAGCCTTAATTTCTTCTGGAACCTGCTTAAATTTTTTTATATTGATTGTCATTTTTGACTTCTCTCTTTTTCAGCCTAAAGAATGTGTCTATTTTTTGTCCATTCCTTTTTCTTTCTTCATCTGTTTTTCCGACAAAACACCACCAGTTAGCAATTCTTGTAAAATCAAATAGCCTTAAACACTCATCAAAACTCATACCTAAAAGGTTTTCTACTTTTTCGCTCTCAACCCATTCCCCAGACAGAAAATTTTTTATATCTCTCAATTCAATAAGCCAGTCTCTAAGCTGTATATGTTTCTTCTTGCATTTTTCACATTCCCATTCATTAATCAAAATATCATTTAAATGCTCTATAGCCTCTTCCAGACTCACTCTTAACCTCCTCCGGTTTTATCTTACTTTTTTGTTCCTAATTTGATTATTATTTTAAGCAGATAGCCAATCACCAAACCGGCAAAAATCCCCAAGTAAAACGGTATGCACAATAAAAACAATATACTCAGCTGAATTTTACCGACCAGGTTTTTTCTATCCCAGTTTTTTGTAAAATATTTAAAAGGTATGCTGTCTCCCTCCGACAATATGTGCGTTCCAACGATTACCCCTATAACGAATGAAAAAGTTAAATACAGAAACATTGTTATTGCCAACGCCGAAAGTGCCTTTCCCATTATGCCCTCTCACCCCACTCTTTCCGGTTCTATTGTTTCAAATTCTATTACCCACACCCACGGGTTTGCCTCCCAGCCGTAATGGTCAATGTCAGATTTTTTAATGGTCGAATCCCATATTTCCGCAAATTTGTCAAACGCGTTTTTTGCAGAGCCTTTGAACGGCAGCGACTCAGGTACCCCCTCTTTCAAAATACCGCCCCCACTTATATCCCTCAGCCGCTCCGCATACACATTTTTAACTTTCAGAAATATTCTGGCGGCTTTTTTTGGCATATGAATAGACGGCCGCCAAATCATATCAATTTCTTTTTCTGATACATATTCATCAGCTTTATAAAAATAGTGACTCAATGCTTTAATATATTCTCCGCACTCTCCATTTGGGCAGATAGACTCAAACCACATTTCGTTGCTTCCTGGAGTATCTGATGTTTCTATATATCCATAGTTCCATGTCTCCCTCACATACAGAACATCTTCCGGCTGATAGGGTGCTTTATAGTACACAGCGTCTATATGCTTCTCTCCATCTATATAGAATATCTGCTCATCTTTATAGAATCCTGCAAATAGTCTATTCTTTGCACCTATAAATGCACCATCTGAATTGTCATGCAGCTTATAGAAGTGCGGATAATACGGAGGCACTTTTGCAAGCCGCCTTGTAACCGTCTTTCTTCCGTTCAGTATCGCTCGGACCATTTTCGTATTGAATAAAATTGGCTTTGCCTTTTTCAATAGCTCTTCTCGCGTCAATTTAAATCACTCCAGTTCTTTCGCTTTACCCCGAATCACATTTACCGTTACGCCATTCCCTGCCTGTTTGTATAACTGGCTTTCCGAATTGACAAAAGCCGCTTTTTTGTAATAATCATCGTTCCACCCCTGCAATCTGAAACACTCCCTCGACGTTAGTTTTCTCACGGCTACATAACAACCGTAAGGCTCGTACCATACAGCTGACCGTATGTTCTCATTTCCCATTGTTGCTAACGCCTGTTGTAACCGATTTGGATTAAAAACAATCTCATATTCCGCTTCGCCTTCTGGCACAGCACCCTCAATGTTTATATATTTTTCCTGAATAACCGGAACGGAATATTTGTATCCATTTAAACAGTTAAATGTAACTGAGCTATTGTCATATATAACCTCAATCTCATCTGCGTCTTTCGGGAGTTCGGTATATGGGATAATAAATTCCCCCGGCTCGCTCCCTATGTAATCTACAGTTTCCGAGTATATACTAAATTCGTCACTTGCACATATATTGCACTTTCCATTCTTAAATTTAAATCTGATACCGGTTAGACATATAGGGTCATCATCTTTCGACCTTGCCGGTTCAACTGCCTTCATAGCTTTGATTAATTCCCCAGCAACAAATCTCATCTAAATCACATCCCTTTCAGTTAACTGCATTAAAAAATCGGTTATATCATTTCTTCCATTCTCCGGCTTCCTCGTACGGTTTTAACCATGAACCGATTCCGTTGCACAGGTACAATATTATTTTGTCTTTGTTTTTCAGCATGTTACACCGCTATGCTAAAACCTTAATTGAAGAACCAACTGCAACCCTTTTTCCCTATTCGCATTTAATTATTACAGGTAAGTGTTACCATAAAATGTCAGAATTGCAATAAAACACTGCTTTAAATTGGTTGCACTAATCACAAGTCTGGCTTCATATTCTGACATCTCATCTCCAGAATATGCAAATTTAGTTAGGCAAATTGGAGCGGAATATTTATATCCATTTAGGCAGTTAAATGTAACTGAGCTATTATCATATGTAACCTTAAACTCATCTGCGCATTTCGGCAGTTCAATGCCGCAATAGTCGGAGTTGTAATGAAATTCAAAATCGACTCTGATTAACTTTATTGTTGTATCATCTTTCGCCTTTGCCTCCTGAATTGCCTTTGCAACCTTATTAAAATTTGTAACTAATTCCATCTAAATCATTCCCTTTTCAGTTTTATGGCTCTTACTAGGCTACAAGACATTTAAACTTTGATTGTATTTTCTTTCAAGCTCATTAAACAATAATACCGCTAGACCTTTCGCAAACGTAGTATCATGAATTTGAGTGAAATTCCCTATGCTTGTTGTAACGTTTTTCCAGTACTGTTCAGTATTTTCAACTCGCCATAGTCTTTGGCATAATTTCCAGTAATCATTAAAGATAAGCCATTCTTCTGAGTTTTTTAAAAATTTTGTTTCTGCCATAGTAATCAATCCTTAATCAAACGGCGTTTCTTCATCTGTAATGGACCAACTTTGAACCTGTTCTACTGTATCGTTGGTCTCAACAAACCTCATTAAATCGCCATTAAACTTTAATGTGATTTTTCCAGTTTCGCCTTGTCTGGACTTTTCAATTTTACAGCCTTTTATTGTCTTATCTTTTTGAGATAGTTCCCACATAAGAATAATGACACTGGCATCTTGCTCAATATCTCCGGCTTCTCTAAGTTCTGACATAGTTGGTTCTTTTTCATATCTCATCTCAGAAGCTCTGTTAAGTTGTGATAATGCAATAATAGGTATATTAAGTTCCATAGCAAGAGCTTTTATAGCTTTTGATATAGCGCCTACCTCCGCATATCTGTTGCCTCTGTAAGTTTTATCTGCCCTTAATAACTGAAGATAATCAATTATTATTATGTCGTATCCCATATGTCTACTCTCGGCTCTGATTTCGCTTACTGCTTTAGTACCAGTTGTAATCACAATATTTTCCTCGTTTTCAAGAACCTCGTTTGCACGGTCAAACCGTTCTTTCTCATCTCCCAGAAAACATGTAGCTCGCCTTAACCTTGTAAGACCTATTGCGCTTTCTGATACTACAAACCTTTCATACACCTGCTTTTCCTGCATTTCTAAATTGTAGAATCCAATCCGCTTGCCCTGTTTCGCAAGATTTGATGTAATCTGTGTTACAAAAGCTGATTTACCAACAGCAGGGCGAGCACCAATTATAATTACATCTCCGCCTTCAAGCCCACCAAGCAGTTCATCTAGCTTTGAGAATCCAAGATTAATTTTCGCAGCTGACTGCTCAACAAAGTACTTGTTTTTATTTTCTTTAACAATTATTGGCAACGGTTTTGACTTGGTTTCTCTTACGCCTTGCAGCACTTCTAATTCCTCTATAAACAGGCGTATTTGCTCGTTTATTTCGCCCGATGATATCTTTATTGATGATATGTATTCCTTCAGTCGGCGGGCTTTATAATCATCTATAACAACATTGGCATAGGACTCAACCATTGTGCTTGTTGATACACATGAAGCACAGCTTTTCAGCATTTCAAATAACTTAGAGTCTCCGTCATCTCTAAATTTTTGCTCAAGAGTGATAATATCTACTGCATATCTTCTTTCGTATCCTTTTTGAAACTCTGTATAAATTTCTCCGATGATTTTGTAAGAGAACATTTCCGGGGTTAATTTATTATAGATTTTTTCAATGCAGTTGTTATCAATTAGCAGACTTCCAATGATACTTTGCTCTGCCATAAGGCTCAATTTTTACCACCTCTAAGCAAATTTTCAAGATATTTATGGAGAGCAGTAATTTCTTTTGTTCTGCTGGATTCCATTTTTTTGACATACTCATAAACTTTTTGCTTAATCTCAATAGCTTCATTTTTTTGTTTATCAATAGCTACAGTCGAAATATACTGCATGAAAATATTCTTGGCCTTTTTGTCATAGTGACCATTAGGATAGCTACTGACCAGTGATTGCCATATACATTCAATATCAATCTTATAGGTCTCTTTTTGAGCAATAACAATTTTGTATTCTTTTTTTAAATCTGCTATTGTTGGTGGTATTGTATTTTTGCTAATATAATTTATTGTCGCTGTATGAAAGTCTTTAAAGTTTAACCCACCCAGACACTCATACCATGTCGAAAGCATATCCGGGGTGAGGTTTTGAAACCTATTGCCATAAGCAATCTTAATTTTTTTGATTACTGCACCAAATTCTTTGTCGGTCATGTCTCAATTCCCCACCTTTCCTTCATTTCGTTTGCCTCGACTCCTTGCCTAGATTCCCTGTAATTTAAATCCAGATAGTCGATATATCCGCCGTTAAAAAAAGTGCTGCCATTTTGGGGCATTCTCCATGTCTCGTTTGCTAAGTCCGCCTTGTATCGGTTAATGGCTCGTTCTAATTCTTCAAACCCGATATCAAGTAAACGCATCTTATTAGCCTCTGAGACCTGCCCTTTGCCTCTTTTCCGTGGGTACATCGCCCATAAACTTTCAAACAGTGCCAAAGCCTCAGCTTTGCACATAATATTTTTATTTACATTCTTTCCTTCTTTTCTTTCTTTCTTTTTTCTATTGTTGGGAATTGATTGGGAATCGTTCAGGATTTGATTGGGAATCGTTTGGGATTTGTTTGGGATTTGTTTGGGATTCTCCTGATACAAATCATAGTTTTTTACCGTAAATACAGTAAATTTGCTTGCACTTTGCTTGGTAAGTTCGCCGGTACTTTCCAGATGCTTTACTGCCGTTCTAACTTCGTCTGATGTCATACCGAGTTCTTTAGCAATATTCCCTATTGAAGAAATGAATGAACCCCTTTTAACAGTTCGCCCTTCAAATTCTCCATTTTTCCAATTCGCCATTAATAAGCAATGAAGAAATACAACCTTTGTATTCTTATTTTTATACCACCCCCACTTTAATATTTTTCTGCTCACTTTTATGTAATTTCCATCGTCCAAAAATTACACCTCAATTCAATTTATCTGTTTATTTAAAATCTTTATTATCATCTCTCCTGTTTCCTGTGACTTGCAAAAAAGGAATTTTGCATGATACTTAGCCTCAATAGTTAACATGGCTTTTGCGAGAGTTTTGCCACTTGTGGGCTTACGTTTAGGCAACGGCGTACCGAGCCACTGTCCTTTATTGTGCATGTATGCAATCCTGTAGTAACGGTATGAACGTGGATTCTGCCAGTGGAATACATCTTTAATTGATTTCAAACCATCATCATTTTCAATAAGGATATAAAGCTTTATACCGCTGTTTTTAGCCCTTATTAATCCTCTGTGAAAGAATCCTCGCCTCTTAATATATAGCTGCTGTAAATCGGCTATAATGCGTTCTGAAATGCCATTGGCAAAACATATATCTGTAATTTCCCTTTCCGGGAATCTTTCGCTGTCATTATCCCAAATCATATGTAGTATTTCATTTTGAGAAATGCTAGTTATATGATGCTTTACAAATATTTCATCAATTTTAATCTGTAAATCCTTTTTGGAAATGCTTTTAAAATGGATATCGTTAATGACTTCTTCAAGCCCTTTTTTAGTATCTACACAAATTGACTGGTCGTTTGGCAACGTATAATCTCCAATGTATAAGGCTGTTCTATTCCAATAAATTTTATTTTTTAGAAAGTATTCATGTTTGTTCTTGTGCTTATTCTCTTGTTGCCGTGTATCTTCAAGAATCAGCATAAATAATCACCTTTATTAAAATGGCAGGTCATCATCTTTAATCCCTTCCTCAATCGGATAGAATCCCTTATTGTTGTTACTGCCTTGTTGTTCACTTGATTCTTTCTTTTCACCATGCCCGGATTTACTTTCTGCAAAATAATGTTCCTCAGTAATTACTTCTGTAGCCCAATGCTTTTGCCCGTCATCTGCCTCCCATGAACGAACCTGAAGTCTTCCGACTACACTTACCATCTGCCCTTTTTTAAAGTATTTCTCTACAAACTCTCCGTTTTTGCCAAACGCGATACAATTAATAAAATCGGCCTCCGGTTCTTTATCCTTTTTAAACCTTCTGTTAACAGCCAGTGTATATCTAGCCACAGCCAACGGTGTTGCCCCTTGAGAATACTTTACTTCCGGGTCACGCACCAAACGCCCCATTAATATAGCTTTGTTCATAAAAACACGCCCTTTTTCCGGATATAATTGAAGCCATCTTAAACCATATCATTCCATTATTTCTTCAATAATTATTTCAACTCTCGGTTCTTTTCTATCTATTGCAAATTCAAGTGTAGGAGTTAATACATCATCCCAACCGTCATTTTTAATTACGTTGCATTTTTGCAAAGCATCTTCAAATGATTTAATAAAAGCTGACGCTATGTTCATTCGGTCATGCAGTTTATTTTTCACAAAAAACGAATAATGAATTATTATCGGCTTCACAATACATACGTCTTTTAATTCCTTTGAAAATTGAATTGCCTTGCAACATATATCATCATTTTTATTTTTTACATAGTTTCGATATTTCTTAGTCCGGTGGTCATATATTCTTCCGGAAAGCAACTCATTTAATCCTGAATTGAAGCCTTTTACAGTTAACTGATACATCATTTGGTTTTTTCACTTTCTTCCTCTGCCTTAAGTGCCTCCGTCATTTGTGTAACAGTCTTCGGCTGTTCAAACCAATCCGACACTGTTGTTTCTTTCTGTTTTATTCCATTATAAATGCCTGTATATTCAACAAGTTCTTCAGGTGTCATAGCTTCCAACTTATGGTTCATACGCTTTTCAAGCATTTCCTGTGTTACGCCTTTTTTCTTGAAATATACAACCAGTGTATTAATTCTGTCCGATAATGGCATATTATCATTACCAGCAAGAGTTTTTTTGCATTCCTCAACACAGTCTTCAATTAACTTCGGCGGAAGAATGGCAAGTATTCGGCTTCTTAAACGCCTTGCCCCGTCATTAGCCGTTTTCTCATATATGTCACGCCGGCTTGTCAGTTTTGATATTCCTTCTTTTGTTTCTCTTATGTGTTCAACAGTGAAATTTTGTATAGAAACGGTATTTGTCTCCAAATCCCAGCAATAAGCCTGCATTTCAGACCTTCCTTCGTCATGAGAAAGCTCTTTGATTCCGTAATCAATATTGCCGTAGCAACGGGCCATTTCTTCAACAAACCGAATTGTAACTCCTGTTACCGTTTTTCCCGCTCTTGGATAACTGTAGAAAGCCTTTTCAGCGAATGGTTTCCTTTGACAGGCCTCAATAGCTTTGGCGTAAGAAGCTGTATAATTTCTTGGAAAATTCTTAGCTATGACAAGTTTCCCCTGAACCTCAGCGATTGCCCTGCTGCTCTCTACAGCAACAGTACCCTGATTGATATTTTGAAATTGCGGTTTGTGACCATTCGTATCAATGCTATTATTTTGAACCATACCGTCTTCCTGCATTCTCATCTCTCCTATTCAAATTCCTTTAAAAGCCATTTTGGAAGTGAAAGATTAGATACCTGATTATCAGGCCCTTCATATCCATACCAGTTATCTGTTATTTTGGCCTCATGATAAATTTCCATCAAATCATGAAACAGCCGGTTTCCTTCCCTAATCATGAATTCATCAGCCTGAAGGATATTAACCGCATAAGGCGGTTTCTTTTCTTGTGCAATAAATATGAAAGGACAATCATAACCTGTATTTTCTTTGACACTTTCAGAGTACATTCCAGCTTGCAAGTCATAACCAAATTTTATAGCTGACCGCATAAAAGATTCCGTTTCTGCATTATCAGTCGTTTTGTAATCAACCAAAACAAGCTGTTCGCCAATTTTAGAAATACAGTCAGGCCGGCATTTGCATTTCTCACCCGTTTCTTTATCAACCCAGAAAAATGTTTTTTCATGTTCCCCAGTTAACAGGCGTTTCGCAAATCTGTTATTCAATACAACATCAGCCATTTCTTTTATTATTTCAAAATCTTCCTCTTCAATAATTTTCTTATCCTTGTTTAATCCGATGAAATCCTCATACAATTCTCTTCCGGCTCTGGTTCTTCTGCCAAAATTCTGCATTATTGAATATTCATTAAAGAAGTCCTCCGGTTCGAGTATGTATTTATGAACGGCACTTCCAAAAACAAGGCTGCGAGTCGGCTCTTTTGGATTCTCAAGCATATATTTAAAGTGCAGCGGTGATTTTGTTATCTCAAACAATTCAGACCGGCTTATACCTTCAGCTTTCTGATAATCCTCAAAAGACATTTTTATACCTAATTCATTCATCGGCTTTACCCAGTTCAAAGTCAAGTATTAGAGCTATCGTTTCTCTTTCTATGCTGAATCTCTTTGATTTTGTATAAGCTGCCAAAATATAGTTTCTTGTTTCATTATCCAGCAATTCGTTGTATCTTTTTAAAGGCATAGTTACAATTTGCTCAGGATAATTTTCCATAGACTAACACTCCCTTTATATGTATTCCCACATATCTTCCATGCACCCTTTGCAGTATTTAATACCGTCCACAAGGTAATAGCCGTCATATATGTCCTCTCCGCAGTTATCACAGCGGCAGAGCGGTTCCCTGTCGTCAAGTGTACCGTACATCTCCATTTTCACTATATCCGGGTGGTCTAAAAGCATACGCTGTCACTTCTTTCAAAACAGTTCTTCCTTGTAAGCCCCTGAATATCTCAGGGGCTTTTTATTGCATTATGCTAGTATTACAGCCTGACCATTTTCTATCTCTTTTGACAGCTTATCGCTGAGATATTCCTTTATATTAATTACTGCTTTCTTTTCCCACGCACCGCCGTCTGCCTCAAACAATGCACACAGTCCGCCCTCCTGCATTCTGAATATAAACCTGCTTTCAGGCTGCTCTATCTCTGTAAATGTCCTGTACGGCCTTAATACAACAGGGTTTGGCACTTTTACGTTGCTGACTGAGGCAATACCTGTCTTGACAGTCACGCTTTGGCTCACCCCGTCATCTCCGATGCTCCTTACAGCACTTTCCCTGATGTTGCCTACAACCTTTAATATAATGTCTCTGTCTTTCGACTCCACAAACATAGACTGAAGGGCGATATTAAAGCTTTCCGTGTCATAAAAATATCTGTACTTGAATTTATTTGTATCTATACTGGCCGTTACATAATAATCTCTTTCTCTGGAATCCTTATCCGCCTGTGATAAAACAGAAACCTTATTATAATCGCTTATATGCACAATTACCGGTTTTCCGGATACAACCTCATCAATATTGTGTTTTATATACTCCACAATCGAATCCAGTGTTTTTGTTTCAATCTTACTCTTCATGTTTGGTTTGAATACCGGTGTAAGATTTTTATCCGAGTAGACTACACCGTCTATCTCCCTGACCTCTGCCTTACTCAAATCCACTATGTACTGAAGTGCTTCCTTAATCATGTGTTTTCCCTCCTCAGTTAACCTTTGACTGATAATCAATTACGTTGGTCGGCTCCTGTGCCTCAATATCTTCCATTGATACCTGACCTTTCATTTCAACAGCCTTTCCCCATTCCGCTGCCACAATGTTCCCGTCATTGTCTGTATCAACTATGAACCTTGTGCCTACGCCTGCCACAGATGCCAGTGCTGTTTTTACGTCAATGCTTGTGTTTACAACATCGCTGTCGTATTTATCCGGAGAAAATGTCATTGTAATTGTGAGCTTCCTTTTTGCCTTCTCGTCCGTGTTCGGGTTTTTGATATTCTCAAACACCTTTTGCAGTTCTCCGTTAATCTGTTCCAGTGCCGCACCTTCTGCCAGCTCATTAAAATTGATATTCATACTGTTTCCTCCTTTTTAAATCCATTAAGTAATACTGCGTCGCTGTAGCCTGAACGGTATCCCTGCTCATGGCCTTCTATATACGCTTTGTGATTTTTCTCCTTCTCTTGTTCCCGCTCCCTGTCTGACCAGAGCCACCCGACACAGGCCACAACAAACAGCACAACATACGCAATTGTTTCAAAATCCATTGTTTTCCCCACCTCTAATAAAATTAAATTGCTGTAATCAGTCCAGCACCACACACCAATAGCTGTTATTTATCTTGCGTATTTTAGATACCCTAAGGCTGTCCAGTTCATCATTACGCATTTGTCGATAGTCCGGTGTTAGCAGTCTATGCGAATGACCGCCGTAAACCCTCCAGGGTATTTCCGCCGCTTTCGGATATGCCGTCATGAATAAATCGTACAATTCCATATTTTCGCCACCTTAAAAAATCCATTGTTTTCATTTCAATTAAAATGAAATTCCATTAAATCAGATATAGCCAGATATTCTTTTGCGAATTTTGTATCCGCATGTGTTTCCTTTACCTTTTTTCTGAATTCGTCAAGAGTTCCGATAAAACAGCCACAAACCACACCTATGCTCCCGTCTCTTTGCTTAAAAAATGTTGTATTACGGAATCTTCTTCCGAATCCCTTTACAGATGCGTAATCAGCGTCGTTATCTATCCAAGCGTTGCCGCATACATCAGTGTCGTTATCTACCCAAGCGTTGCCACGTACCTGTGCGTTGTCACATACCTCAGTGTTGCCAGATACCCAAGCGTTGCCAGATACCCTAGTATTGTCACATACATGAGCGTTGTCACATACATGAGCGTTGTCGCATACATGAGCATTACCCCATACATGAGCGTTGCCACATACTTGTGCGTTGCCACATATTTGTGCGTTACCAGATACCCAAGCATCGCCTTCGTGTGACAGATTTGCTTCTTTCTCAATGTAACCACCCAATTCGCCAACCTCGACATTTCCAAACGTCACCAATGCTTTTATGCGATACAGTTTTACTCCAAACACTGTTATAAAATCTTCTGTCAGCTCATATTTTTTCATTGATTTTTTCTCCTTTCCGGGTTAA